ACCGTGACGGAGAGACTGACGGAAGAAAAATCCACGATCTCTACAACTTCTTAAACCCAGACGGCGAAAAAGCGCCTATCAATGGCAACTTTGAAAAGTTTATTGTTGACAAGCACGGTAAAAGAATTGCGCGACTCGCTAATGGAATTCTCTTAAACTACGCGCATGAAAGTGGCTATTGCGATCCGCCAGACGTCGAACTTGAGCGGCTCCGCGTGCTAATCGAAGCGGCGCTTGACGAGGAATACATTGAATCACAAACACAAACACAAGGATAAATGATGCAAATCGAAGTTCAAAAAGTAATTAACGACATTCTAGAGCAGAATAAAAACTTAGTTTTTCAGCTTTCAGTTTCACGAGTAACAATCTCAGAGCTTGAAAAAATGGTTATTAGTCTCGGTGGAAGTCTTGAGGATCTTCCTCTTCCTGCGCCTGAAGTTCAAGAACAGGGATAGTTTTCTTACTGCCAGACTTTTTGCTGGCGTGGTACGCGGTTACCGCGTTAGCGCTCGTGCGGCTACGCCAAGTAAATTCGCATTCTTCGCACGACACGAGTTTCATTTTTGTCCAGCGTCCACCTTCTGGTGAATCTGCTATAATTACTTTTAGCTTTGACGGGCGTGCGCCACAGTACGGGCAATTAGGGAATCGCTGACGTCTAATTTCCTGCCCTGTATGCGACACAGACAGCGCACGACGGATCTCTGCTTCATCTTTGCCGCCCCAAACACCCCAGATTTCTTTGTGCTCAAGCGCCCATTTAAGACATTCTTTTCTTACTGGGCAAGTAAAGCATAAGTTTCGAGCTTCATACTTTTCACTAGGCACATTTGAGAAAAACAGTTTAGCAATTCTTTTATTCTTAGGCTTTGCGCATTCTGCCTCGTCGTGCCAGTCAAAGTCACTTAGCCCTTTTGGATTCACAATGCTACCCAAGTCACTTCTAGCACTTCTTCGACAGTGTCGCCGTAGCGTGTTTCTCCAGTGGCATCGCAAGCGATTAGATCGAGCTCTCCAATAAGAACTCCAGCATGCCCGTACTCTACTTGTGAACTGTCGATAAGCTTGAATCCGTCACCTAAGCCTGTCGCTACCCCGGTCCGCTGAAGAGCAGATGCAAGAGCTCTTCTAATTAGCTCAACGTCGAGATCAACGTGCTCTTGTGTAAAGAATGTGGCGTTGCTGCCGGCGATAAGACAGTCTTCACCAGTCCATTCTGACCACAGATCTTCGCCGACGCGCTTGTCTTTCATTAGTCAACATCGTATCGTGCACTGTATCGATTTCTAAGCGCATTGTATGGTTTAATGCACGGAAATATAGTTACGTTTTTATCGTCAGTCTGTGGGCTTCTAAAGACTGAATCGCCGTGTTAGACGTAGCCGTCTTGGTGTGGCCAAAGATAGTCGTAGGTGGCAGGTTGAACTCCAGAATCCTCTGGCCAATTAAACTTGCTATACCATTCATAGTTTTTGCAAAGCAGCGACGTTCGATGTGTTGAGCATAGTCGTTCGTAGTACTCTGTGTCAACCATCCACGCTGGAAGTGTTAGTTCAGAACTGATAGTCCCATTAGCAACTCCACGATCATATGTTGCGTATGTTTTTTCGAGAAGCGTCGACTTATACCCTCTTGAGCGCCACTCGAAGTACGTGGCAGAAATGTACGACACGAACAAGGTTTCATGACCTCTCCACATGCGAACAACAGGATGGTTTATCCAGCCTTTTGGTTCGCGGTAATTTCCGTCTTTGTCAAGTTTAGTCATGACCATGAGACACTGCCATGCTTCGAGCGTTTGCTTATGCAGACGCTTATTGTCGATTAGCTGTGCCGTTTCCTCGAATGAAGTTGGCGATATAAGAAATGATTGCATTAAATAGTCCTTGCGTCGTTTATGAAGTCATTATAACCGATAGGTTTTAATCTGTGCCCTTCAAGGGGTAAAAATTCTTTTTGGCGTACGACCGCGTAAAGCCCTTGTCCGTGTCAAGCAAGTATTCCCTGTCACCAATCAATTCGCCTTGTGGACCGCTTGGTTGGCCCTCTAGAGCCGCTTTTACAGCGTTTCCGATCCACGTCGCTGCCTGAACTGGTACGGCCTTTCCCCACGTTGCGGCAAGAGCTGAGTAAGTCTTTAGGCTTGAGAACTGCCAGTCATCTGGAAGACCTTGGATTCTTGCAGCTTCCCGGTGGGTAATTCTGCGCTGCTGCGTTGGGTGAATTGTGTGATCAAGTCCTCCGCCTGTAAGCACGTGGCACCATGAGTTCTTATCCCAACGGCACGGAAGAGAGTATCCCATTTGGTAGTCTTTTGCTCTGATCTTTTCTTCACTTGCAGAAAAAGACTGTGGAAACTTGTCGCCATTTTGCGCAACAGCTTCGCGCAGCGCGATGTCAAGCGCCATCATTGGCTTCCAGCCTTTATCACCAAGAATGTCAAAGATTTCTTTAATTTTCTGGCTCTCACCGTTTTGCTTGTTCATATGGCCGTCGACTGTGCCGTCTGCACTGCGAAGATGCTCAACAAACTTTGAAGGTTCTGCGTTGTATCGCTGAGCTTCCCACATAACTTCTAGATTTTCAAGGTCACCGATTACATCTATAAGTGTTGGGTACTCTGTGAGCGGCGCAACGCTGGCGCCGAATTTAAGTCCTTCCTCAACAGCCACCCAGAAGTATCGCTGACGATACGAAAATCCGCCTACCTGCAAGTTGTTCATCTTGACATGGTACAGGTCGTACTTTTTGCCCGACAGTTCTTCAACCATGTCGCGGTACTTGACCATTGTTTCGCGCCCTTGAGTGTACGCTTGCTGCACACACTCAAAAACGATAAGACGTGGCTTAATGCGCGCAGCGTACTTCATGAACGCTTTTGTGTGTTCATGCGCTTTTGCGTCTGGTCCTCGATTTGCCATACCCGACCACACAGACCAGCCGGAGCACGGTGGACATCCCATAACTACGTCAGCTTTAATGTCTGGCCATTCGTCAGGAGAGTCAGAAAAGAATGAAGACCACTGGTCCCCAAGGTACTTTCTGTTAGCTTCAGCAACAGGGTTGCCAAAGTTGAGAGTACCTGTTCGAGCGACCATTGTCATTCCAGCTTGTGTAAAGCCGTGGCTCATAAAGGCCGCTAAGCCATTGCAGTCAATAAACGTCGGTGAAGACATTGTGATTACCTCGTGTGTAGTTGTGTTCACACAACCGTATCACGCTATTATTTTTTAGGCTGGTCTGCTTTTAGGCCGACTTCGTAGCCACATGCGCCATACCCAACAATATCTGTCCATGTGTCTGACTGAAATCCAGACTTTGAGGCGTACCGCGCAACCTTAACTCCGACCATCATCATCGCGACGTCTTCTGCAGTTATGTCTACGCCAACGATGACAGACCATATTTTGGCAATTCGAGTAAAATTATCTTCAGGCCCGCCGTACTGAGCATCTCTCTGGCCAGAAATAATCTTCCCAGCGTCTTCAAGTACTTGTTGTCTTGGGACTTTGCTATGCGTATGCACTACTCAACCTTCATTCTGATAAATACTTTTGCTGCGTAGTCGTTTGCAGCATGGCGCTCAATGTGCAGCTCGGTGTCTTGCGGAAGCTCAGTGTCCGGGTCTTCTATAAACGTTCTCCACTGAGCTGATGCGTCATTCATTATTTGAGAAAGAGTCGAGCCAAACGCTTCTAGTTCTATTGAAACTCTCATAGTACTTCCTTAAGCAACATGTATGGTGAATGATAAGTGCGGCTAAGTTTTGGAAGACGTTGGTCTATTGACTTAACAACTACGTTTCCGTACATTGTGTCAACGACTTCACAAATCCTCCCGTTGTGTAACTCGCCTATTTCTTTATCATATGCGTCTGACTTTACCATCACAACGTCGCCTATTGCTACATCTGAGATTTTTAGAATGTTATTCCAAGTACTCATTACTTTTTTTCTGGGCAGTCTGTTTCAATGCATCGTGACGTGTCGTAATCGTCTAACGCGCGCGTACACTTTACACATTTCATACCGCTGTCAAGAACTTTATAGCCGTTACGCTGGCGATCGGCGTTTTTCTGCATTTTTGCAAGGTACTCTAAATCAAGCTCTTCATCTGTGGCTCCGGCCGCGCATAGAATGTTTGCAACAAAGTGAAGTACATCTACGCACTCTTTGACAATTTCTTTGCGGTCTGCGTACGGCTCATCGTGCTGCCAAGGCTTCCATGAAATAGCTTGGCGCACTTCAGCAAGTTCATCGTCGATCGCGAGCATATTCCAACGAATGTACTCAATTAACTCATTAAGGTCGTCTGGGCCATCGCTATGAAATGTTGTGTAGTCTGCGCCATATACATCGACTTGAAGTTGCTTTGTCTTTTCAAGCCACTTTCCAAACAAAATTCCCATTAGATACCAATTTCTTTCTTTATAGTGGTTACGACTTCTTTACGAGTAGGTACTGCATTGATATACTGGTCGTACTGAGAATGTGCAAGTTCGCGCTGGTCAATGTCTGACATTTCTTCGATGCCAGACGCGAGGTGCGACCACGCGGAACCAATCTTAGAGCTTGAGCGCCATTCTGTCGCAACAGGCGTCGCCACATTCATTGCTTGCGCAAACCTCGGTGACCACCACAACAACTTGTCGTCGTGAGGCCCTATCAAAATACCTGTAGCTTTCGCGATGTTGTCCACAATATGCGCATCGGCGTCTGATCGCCTAACTCTTGCGGAATCGCCAGGAAGCATTAAATGCTCGGCGGTAAGTTTAGTCCATTTTGATGTAGGGGTATCGAATATCCATCTACGTTCTCTAACGCCGATATCAGATCGCTGATCCAAGATAAATGAATCGACATTCACGCCTACACACGAGGTTGCTGCGTTGTTAGGAAACCCAGCAGTCTGGATTACGCCAGAGTCCCACGGCAATATTGGGTAAATAGTTTTAAGCCACTCATCATTAGCAAGACTAAGCGCTGTAGCTACAATACGCTTACGATGCTTCTCATTTTCAATTACCAATTTATAGTCAAGTCTTTTTGAGTATAGCGGCTTCACAAGAGAGGAAGCATCGCGACGAACGGCGCGAAGACTGGCGTGCACTTTCGACGGCTCAGGCGCGTCAATAAATGTAGTAAGTTTACCAGTGTTTTTAAGCGTATCGATTGTAGCCAATGCCGTGTACACTCTATTAGCAGTTAAACTTAGCGCTGGAGCAAGACCGACAAGAACCGCGTCGTACTGGTCAAAATCTTTCTTTGTAGCCGCGACGCTTGGCGTGTCCCATGCTACGTCGATATTTGCAGATTCTAAAATGCGAGCAAGTACGCCGGCAAAAGACACTGATCTGTCGTTTAGTGTCTTTGACGCCTGCGGCGCTGTCATTCCAGTTATAAGTACTTTAGTCATTGTTTTTCTTTATTTGTTCTATGTATGCGGCAGGAATGCCAACATCCATTGCGCCAACATCTGCGAGCAGTGTGTTTAGCCGCATTATTTTATTTAAGTATGGCCCAATCTTAAACTCACTGGTATCCGTATTGACACTAGCTTGCGCATTATTTAGTACGTCAATGGCGGTAGCACGCTCAAATATAAGTGGCCCGCACCAAACTATAGCAGCGCCATTAGTCGACTCATCTTCTGCAGAAACAGGCACTCCTTCGACGTACGTGTAAGTTCCGTCTTCCCACTCGCGAACTCGTGTGAATCTGTCTGCTCTCTCCAACGGCACTCGCGCTATGCCAACAGCGTCAGCATCATTGATCATTGCGGCTGTAGCCATTTGTGAAACAGCATCTGCGTTCATCAGGTTGTCGCTCATAAGCAGCATTATTGACTTACAGTCTGTATTGCCTAAACCGATCAACGTAGCATTGCCTGGTCCACGCGGCTCATTTTGGATAACTACGTCTACCCACGACGCGTACATTTTTAGCGATTTTTTAATGTCATCTGCGTTGCTTTCTGACGCGACGACAGTAACTCTAGTCGCTCCAGCAGACGATGCGTACTCAGCGGCGTAAGTAATAAGTGGAATACCGTTGATCTCAAGTAAAGGCTTAAAGAACGGCTTAGCAAACCCTTCCATGCGCTGACCTTTTCCAGCGGCAAGTATTACCGATTCCATGACCAATCCTGTTTTGCCCAAATAAAACTCCAACCAGCGGCATGCGCCGGTGCTTGGCCTTCAATTCGATCGTCAATATAGACACCTGACGGTGCAAGATTTTTTAATAGCTGCTCGCGATCGGCTGTAGTCGCGCTTGATGCAATCAAGTTATATGGGTTAAGACCAAGCTCTCGTAGAATTGCCACGGCAGCACGGTTAGTTGCGCCTGTTACATAGTAAACACTAGTCACTGGATCTCTCTCCAATGCTCGTGCAATTCGAGCAAACGGAAGAGCGTTTTCGCCAACTGCACCAGACAAAAGAACATCAATATATGCGTCTGTTTTTTGGTTGTGCAGTTGTTTAGCTAATTCAAGCGAACCGACAGCCGCTGGAAGCCACGTTTGCCATGGATGACCCCATGCTTCAATTGGCATGTCAATTCCTACAGCTTTGTATGACTCGCGGACTAGCGCCTTTGAGTCGATAAGAACACCATCAATATCAGAACACCATATGCTCATCAGACTTCTCTCGCAATCGCTTTGGTTAGCACTGTGATGACCTTGTCCATCGAGTCAGGCATGATTCTCCCTATGTAGGGAATTGCGCGCATTACGTGCACAACAGCCCACGATTCTCCTACAGCAAACAGTTCATCATCGTTCAGCACTTGCTTAATGTCACTTGGCTTATACGCCGTAATGCCAGTTCCGTATTTAGCATCTTCCCAGCCATACGCGCTTTGAAGCACCTTTCCGACATCAACTGCTGGCGAGTCAGGAACAACCTCAGTGGCGCGAATTGGGTCAATGAACACTTTTCCATACCCTGGGCGAACCATAATATTTTCTGCAGTTGGATCGCCGTGTGTTAGACAGTGCCTAAGCCTATACGCACCGTTCCCCGCGCGTGTTGCGTCTTCTAAAATTGCAACCTTTTCGCTCTGTCCAAGTGTGCCTGCGAGATGCTTATCAAACGTATGCATCATTTTTTCTTGAAGAAGACGCACAGTTTCACGAGTCGGCGGCACCACTGCTGGCTGAGACCACACGCTTTGGCGAAGCGTGTCAATCGAAAAATCACTGCCAACATCAAAGTACTCAATAAAATCAAGTCTCTCCATGCTGTAGCCGTCTTCTAAGATTTTTACATTTTTAGGAAATACGTCGCCGCCATGGAGAAGTATCCACTCGCCTTGCTCGATTGTTCGATCAACAAGTCCGCCTGTCTTCGTAACGGTGCCATCGCGCTTATTAGTAATGACTGCGCCTGAAAGACCTTTCACGAAAAAGCACTTTCAATCATTACCTGTGCGGTCTTTCGCGGATCATTTCTTGTGCGCAGCACCGCTCGGTTATGCTGAGCTATTTCCATACGGTCTTTGTCTGATACTTCAAGGCACGTTGTGAATGCATCAGCGACTCTTTGCATCAGCTCAAGGCCCTCTGGTTGCACTAGACGTCCCTGTGTTGGGCAGCCTTTGTACCAATCAAGAACGTGCATTCTGAATTCTGGATCTGATAAATGCTCAGGGACGATACAAAGTGCCCCTGCATCAGCAGCTTCTAGTGTCGAGTACTCAACAAGCCCTCGCGCAAAGTTATAGGCGGTTAGGTTCATATGAACACGAAACCGTTGCGCGATAGCTGCCGAGTCAACGTAGTTGCCTAAGTATCTAATTAGCGCGCGTCCTTCGACTCGAGCGTCCCACGGAAACGGCGAGATGATGTTTCCATCAGTACCTTTAGAAAGATTGATGTTTGTAGCATGGCGGACAACCTGAGCGCCAAAGTGATCCTTTAGAATCTCATAAACAATAAACGTAGGTGATGGCCCTAGGCCAACTGAACATGAACCCCATACTTCGACGGTGACATGCTCTGGCAATCTAGTTCCGGCGAGTGCGATAAGAGGCTGACCTTTGTTGTAAATAAAGCGACCAGACGTTCCAACAGTGTAGTTATTTGTGACTGGCGCGTCAATTTCAAATTGCGGAATGTATGGCATTTGCCCTTTAATCCACTCCATTGAAGAAAATAAATCATTGCTGCTGCTTGCGGAATCTTCGCTCATAGTGACGAGAAGTTTTCCGCGCGACGGAGACTCTAGTAGTTGTGGAACAAAAGGAATGTCCTTACCGGGGTAAAACGATCCATGAAGCGCGGTTGTCCATGGTGTCTTTGTGCGCCGTAGCGCGTCTACGTACTCGGGCAAAACACCTTCACCCGCTTTAAGGGCTACTTTGTCGTGCAGTGGGATCTTAATTTCGGGCAAGACAATCATGTCGTACGAGTCAAGCGTCTCAACAAGATTTACTGTTTTTACAACTACGTTTGGAGCTTCACTCCACCAACGCGCGCCTGGTTGAGGCTTACCCCATGCAGTTCTTGTGCGACCACTTTTTGTGTAAGACACGACGTCGCATTCGTGTCCTAAGCCTATGAACCCATGTTTTAGTCTGAATGCCCAAGCTGTGGGCCCTTTTACGCCTGGCTCTGGCTCTAAAATAGCAACGCGCATGGCATTCTCCGTATTTCGTCTAATTTGGTATTTCCGAATGTATCATCAAAGTGTAGTGGAGGGCGTGCTCGAATAAATAATTCAAGCAAGCGCCCTCCGCACACGTAGCTTCTATCTGATATGAATCAGAAAGGAGCGGGTGGTGGCGTATCAATTGCCACCGGTGCCTGTGCAACAGGCTGTTCTTGGATTGGCGCAGCGACAGGTGCAGGAGCAGGTGCCGGAGCAGGTGCCGGAGCGGGAGCAGGAGCAGGAGCAGGAGCGGCTGCGGCTGGAGCAGGTGCTGCTGTTGCTGCACCAACTACGCTGTAATACGCCTTGATCTCGTTCTTCTTTTGGCCTTGCCATGTACGTGATCCAACCTGTGCGCGGAACGAGCGGCTTTTGAGTGCCTGTTCGATCTGTGCGTTGCTTGGGTTTGTTGCGAAGAAGTCGCGATTGAGGCCAAGCGCGTTCATCTTGCGAAAGAAAATTCCAAGTGCTGTCGGATTGTCTGTTGAAATAACAAGGTTGTCCCAAACTAAACGCTTTGCGTGCGCACCAGTCTGAACTTCTGCTTTCACAGAGAACATTGTCTTTCCTGATTGCGATACCTTCGCGGTAGCTTCAATGATCGTGAGATCGTAGTCGCCATCTGGAAGTGGATCGTAGCTGCCAACATCGCCGGCTTCTTTGACTAGGTCTCCCCAGTTTAGTGTACTCATGGTTGTTACCGTCTCTTTCTGACGTTATTTGGTTTTTGGTTGTTCCGGACGAGGTCCGAAAATTATATTGAGCATTTCCTCGATACCGAGGTTTTGCTGCTCAACGATCTTGCCTAGACGGCCTTGCACGCGCTCACCGGCTTCATACTGGTTTGTGCGTTCTACGTACATACGACGCGCTTTAAACGGCGGCTGTGTCGGGTCTGGGTTAGGAAATTCTTCAACTGTAAGTGCGCCCAGGATGTCGTAAAAGTACGGCGCCTGAATTGCAAGTTGTCCTTGAAGGTACGGCTTGTAGCGAGCATCTTGACCTTGACGCGCCATGGCTGTAAGAACCACAGCTTCAAGAGGATTAGTCGCGTGCATCGTAAGATCTCGAAGATCACGAAGCAATGCGCCCATGTGGCGAAGAAGTTCGCCCCACTGCTGCATTTGCATTTGATTCTTTCCAGCGATTGTGTCAACGCACTTGACTTGAAGCTCAGACACTGAGTCAACAATTAGTGACTTAAACTGATGCTTTCCAAGTTGTAGCCATTGGTACGCTTTAATTACGGTGTCGTAGTCAGTGACGTTGACAACGCATGTATCCCAAGTGCCATCAGCTATTGGCGGCTCCTCGCGAAGTGGATCCCAATACTTAACGTTGATAGGCAAGAAACGATGTCCGCCTTCTACGTCAAGCATGAGGCGTGGATATGGTGCAGTGACTGCAAAAGTCGATTTACCGACCTTAGACTCGCCATAGACCATGATAGTTAGTGAACGTTGTACTTCTGACATGTCATTCATTTCCTTTTATCTCTGTTGTTTTGTAGTAACCGTACGGGTCATCGACCTTATACAGTTCGTTAATTGCGTGCTCGGCGGCGCTGCCGTCGTCGAACAGTGGGCAAATAGCGAAGAATTGGCACTTCCACTTGCAATCACGCGATGGCCGCGGATACGCAACGTAGAAATGGTCTTGACCTTCCTCAAGAGCCTTGCGGACCTTGAGCATGTCACTTACCGTGCCGTGTAGACGATTCCAGAATGATCTAAGAGCAAACTGGTTATGTCGAACTTCCATCTGCTCATAGAATGGTGGCTTTGCGTTTGCCGTGCGCTTAACCTTCTTGAGCATAGTGAATATACCGCCCTCAGAGCGTTCACCCTCTTTGTTTTGATGCGCTTCAAGAACCATGTACGTAAGGATTTGCTCGTTCATATGGGCAAGCGACGCAAACTCAGTAAATGAGCCGCCGACTGTTTTGAAGTCACGGAACATTCTCACGCCATCGGCCTTGCGGCGTACGCGCATGTCGAGCTTGCCTTGCAAAATTACTTCGCCATCAAACATTGGCATCTCGATAATCTCTTCAGTTGAGATCATTTCAAGTTCAGCGTCGATACCGTTTTCTTCTACCCAGTCAAGGTAACCTTCAAGCATGATACGACCAAGTTCAGCTTCACTGTCGAGGTCCATTGTGTCGCGAAAGCTGTCGATAAGCGCTTGCTTATCTTGTTGGACAAGTTCTGCGTACGCTTCAAGAAGCGGCTTATTCGTAGAATAGTACATATCAAACGCCTCATGGACGCGTGAGCCGAGTGCAAGTGCACCTGTAAAGTTTTTCGTTTGTGGTTGAAGACGACGGTAGTAAGTAAGCCACCATTTGCGGCGACAGTCTTTGAACGTCTGAATTTCTGAGTTTGAAATTCTAATAGGCCGTGGTGCAATAAGCACTGGCACTGGTACTGGTTCAATGCTCACTTGGCACCGCCTTTTCCTGTTTTAAGAATACCGATGAGCTTATCCCTATCGCGAACAATCTGCTCAAAGTTGTCGGCCTTACTGCTCAGCACGTCGATGACGCGCTCTTCAATTGTGTTGTCTGTTACGTAGTCTGTAATGACGATTGTGTCGTGGATTTCACTGCCGATGCGGTGAACTCTATCCATAGCTTGCTTGTGATCGACAAGTGACCATGGGCGTTGGAGCATGACAAGACGTCGTGCGGCTGTAAGTGTAATACCAACACCACCTGCTTGAGCAGTAAACAAGATCCACTTAATCTTTCCAGACTGGAAATCATCTACAGCTTTTTGGCGCTGATCTTCATCTTGTGCACCAGTGATAAGGCCGTGTTCAATTTTTGCTTTAGTCATCGCTGCGCTAAGAAGCTCAATAAGCTGTCGTGACACTGCGCACACTGCAACTGAGTCAGTTCCAAAGTCACCACTTGCAATATCTCCCATAAGAGCATCTACTTTGCAAGACGGCTCAGCAAGACGAATTCCTGTAGCCTCTCCGGTGAATTCATCAAACTGTGTTTCAGCGTATGAACTTGCAAATTGTAGAAGACGTGTCGTCTGCGTTAGTACACTTGGCGCGGTAACTGCGTCTCCGCCTTCAAGCTCGGCGATCATAAGATCACGCATCTGCGCGTATGCCTTTGCTTGCTTTGTTGACATTTCAACATCTCGGCGCTCTGAAAGAACTGGCGGCAACCACGGAAGCACACGTGCCTTAAGCATTCTGCGCATACGCGGATTGATTGCAGCGTAAAACTCTTCTTCCATGTGCGGCTTTACGCCGAGAACAAGGAGTCCACCAAAAGCGTTCATCATAGTATCGACCATGCGATCGATCCAGCGTGTCTTGCTTGGCCACTCAGTTGGTGAAAGCCAGTGCAGGATCGGCCATAAGTCAAGAACGTTATTAGCGATAGGCGTACCAGTCAGCGCGTAGCGAATATCAGCATCGCCTGTTGCGGCCCACAGCGCGCGAGTCTGCTTTGACTTAGGGTCTTTTGAACGATGGATTTCATCAGCGACCACAGCCTTAAAGTCAATTGAGTTAAGCTCGCGCTTGTGGATTTCACAGCGATTTTCAGTCACTTTTTCATCGTGACCGCCACAGGTAACGCACCGCGCTAGCGCAACTGAACCATATGGTGCAAGACGCGAGTGTGACCGTAGCGATTCCCAGTTGATTACATAGACATCTGCGTCAGTCGCGAACTGTGCACGACGCTGAGTAGCAGAACCGCTGATTACTTGTACGCGTACTTCAGGCCACCACATTCCGAATTCACGAAACCAGTTTTTCTTGAGAGTGTTTGGACATGTAATTAGCGCTGGAAAAACGTTTTCAGTTTCAGACAGTTTCTTAAGCGCGCGGATTGTTTGAGCAGTTTTACCAAGGCCAGGCTCATCAGCAAGAAGTGCTCTACGCGCGGTAGCTAAAAACTCTACGCCAGCGCGTTGGTGAGGAAACAAATCAGTGTCGCCGCCGTCAAACTCTTCAAGATCGCGCAGCGCGTTCGCTGGAGCAACTCGTGTTGCTAATTCATTGGCCGCCCACGCGGTAAGGCCAGGCCCGATCTCAAGCTCGCTGCGGAAAGTCGATCGTAGTGAAAGGCAGGTTGCCCAACCTAGTGGAGCGCGCCATGCTTTCTCGCCAGCGTTCCATGTTGCACCCGGGATCGTTTTACATAGTTCTTTAAAGCGCCACTCAGTGTCGATTTTAATGTATTCGCCGCTACTGCTTAGATCTACTTGTACTGCCATTAGCACCTCTTGTCATTTCGTTATGTGTCACTGTATCATGTACTTAGATAGAAAGTACGGACTCTACTAAAAAATTATCTTAGTATCCTTCAAGAAGCTTTCTTGGTGTCCAACCGTGTTTTGCTAGGTACAAAAGTCCATGGCGAATAGAGTCAAGAGCATGGCCTTCGCCGCCCTTGTGCCAATACCCGAGTTTCTTTAGCGCCTCGTTTGTGAACATGCGCTTTGCGTCAGACGGATTCTGAAAATGAAGAGTACCTTCATGATAGTCGCCTTCACGAAGAAGATGCTTAAGAACGCCAATTTGCTCAAGAGAGTATGGTGCCTGTGAGTTCTTTCCAGTCTGCGGAGTAATTGTAAAACTTTCGCAAGCAACGTCAAGAGACCATCCGTTTAAGCGCGCATCTAAGATTGCTGAAGCAATTGGTCCAGCAAACTCGTATGGCTGGTATTCGCCTGACCAAACTAAAACGGGCTCATCGCCTTCCCAAGTAAAGCACGCAATGCCACTTGCTTTTCCTGGATCAACCGCCAAGATCATATTTTTCATTAGTATTTATCTCCCCATGTTTCGAGTGGTCCATCAACGTCTGCAGTGAGCGGTACTGCCCATCCTTCAGACGTTGTCATGCATTGCTTAACGAGCTGCTTGATTTCTTCTGCGTCCTTGCGCGGTGCCTGTAGCACGATTTCGTCGTGCACCGGCACGATCAACATTTCGGTGAGATCTGCCTGGTCGAGCTTGACAAGGTTTGCCTTAAACACCTCAGCCGCGCCACCTTGAATTAGGTAGTTTACAAGAGTGTATACGCGGTTTTCGTCACAAGGAAGTCTGCGGCCTGTCCACGTGTAGACATAGCCCTGGCCTTCTGTCTTAAGACGGCGCATTCCAATATCTTCAATCTGTCTCTGGAAGTTTGACATTCCAGGGAATCTATTGTCGAACGCATCGGATGTTTGCTTCATTTGCATTTCAACAACACCTGCTGTTAAGGCTTGCTTAGCTACGCCGGCACCATATAAGCGTCCGTATACCATGCTCTTAATAAGACCGCGGCGCTTATCACTCTTTTGCATTGACGGATCGTTGTATACTTCGCGGCCTATTTCAGTGAAAGGATCAGACCCTGTCGCGTCAGCTAGGTGAAACAAGCTAATTAAGTTTGGATCCTGCGACAAGCTCGCAAACATGCGAAACTCAACTTGATCAAGGTCAGACGTAATGATGATGTGATTTTCATCTTTAGGTATGAACGCACTGCGAACTACGTTGTCCCCCTTAGGCAGAGTTTGAAGCGCCGGGTTTGTTATAGACATGCGGCTTGTTCGTGCGCCAAGCGTTCGCACAGACGGATGAACAATTCCGTCGATTGAGCCAGTAAGAAAGTTAGAAAAATACGTATTAGCAAGTTTGTCTGCCTTGCGTTGTTTAAGAACAGTGTCAGCAAGATTCTTTACTTCGTCTGTGCCAGTAATCATCAGCATCTTTAGCTGATCTTTTGTGCACGACTTTTGTCCCGTAGGCGTATGTTCAGTAATGTCAGCGCCAAGGCTTTCAAACAGACGCACTAGCTGCTGATTGCTAGTTATAGATGTTCCGCTGTACGTTTGCTTTGCCCATGACTTTACAGAATCAGTATATGCGGTCAACTCGTCAAACTTTCGCTTCGAGTAGTCAAGGTCAATTCGTGCGCCATTGATTTCCATGCGAGTGACGATTCTGCGCGTTGCCATTTCAAGCTCGTAGGCTTTGCTGTATGCTTGGCCGGGTCCGCATTGCTTGTAAAACTGTTCCCATAGGCGAGTTGTTAGTACGCAGTCAAGTGCGCCATACGACCAGTACGGTTGAAAGTTAATAGGAACCGTTCCCCATGTCCAACCGTTTTTAGAAAGTTCAGTGTCAAGAGTTTCTTGCAATGCAACAGCGCGGCTATCGACGTGCAGCGCAGCAAGACGCTTAAGCGCGCCAGAGCCTAGCGGATCAATAACATGCGCCATAATCATAGTGTCATGCGCACGATGCCATGGAAGGTCCCATCGAGATTGGATTGCAAACCATCGAGCTTCGAACGCAATGTTGTGGCAGATGATAGGTCCATCGAACTTATCCATCGCCTCGTAAAAAACACCTTTCCATTCGTCCCATGGAATAGACCAACCCTGTTCGCCATCGCCGACTTGAACTAAGCGAAGCTTTCCATGCCACGGAGAAAACGCATCTTCGCGAGGATTACCAGGAAGTTCGCCTGTTTCAGTGTCTACTGAAAGTGCATTGTATGGACGACGCTCGCTAAGCCATTCTAAAAACTCAGTCGCTTTTTGCGCGTTGTCAACAAGGTGAAGTTTTACATTTGATAGGTCTTCAGACGACATCATGGTCCTTTATATATGTAACTGCGATATCGCATTTCTTAAGAAACTCAAACACACCGTACGGATCACGGTGCATGTCAGTCGCGCGCAATCGGCAGACAACCTTTGCTATCCCAGAGTTTGCGATTAACTTTGCGCACTGCATGCACGGCGCGCTTACTATATAGATTGTTCCGCCAAGGCTTAATGAGCGGTCAACGTATAGAAGCGCATTTGCTTCAGCGTGGATCGACGGGCATGCGTCATATAAGTTGTCAAGCGGTGCGTTGCCTTTAGCTCGCTCGCACCAATTGATGCATTCGCCTGACTCAGGCCAATTAGCCGCCGGGCCGTTGTACCCGGTTGAAATTATGTGTTGATCGTGCGAAACAATTACTGAACCCATTTGAGCTCGCGAGCAGCGCGATCGCTTGCTAACAGCCTCGGCTACAGCAAGCCATGTCTCTTCCCACGACGGGCGAGCGTCACTCATCAACGTCATCGTCATCTGTGTTGCTCATAACGTCTGATATAGACGAAGTAAGCATTTTAGCAATAAGCTCGAGCGCTTCTTTTTTACTAAATCCAACTTCTTTAAGAGTTACATACATTTCATGCATCGCAACTGCAGCTTCTTTCATTGGAGAAGAATAATCAAAATCGTCATCTGATGCCATGCTAGTGTACCTTACTTTTATTTTTATCGATCGCTTTGACCATTGCCTGAGTATACCACAGCTCGGCTGATGTAAGACGGCTACGCAAATGCTCGTCGGTTATTGCGATAAGAGAAGCGTGCGCAGACGCCGCAACTTCGTCCCATGTTCTGCCTGTGAAGTATGGAATAGGCTCAACTGAGTTAGCTTTCGTAAGACGATCTGCAGCTTCATAGTTGTTTTCATAGATGTGAAGCGATCCAACGTGATGAGCATACGTCCCGGGCTCAATACCAAGAACTGAGCACATCGCCAGTTGCACACGTGTGAACTGAAAGAAGTCGTACGCGGCGCCAAGCCACACATCGTTTGATCGCATGTATACACTCATATTGAGCTTGTTGTCGCGGATACGAAACTGATGAAGGATAGTGCACGGATAGTCACGCTTTTTTTCAAGCATGTCACGCTCTGGGTTCCAAATTGTCACGACACACTGACGCGAGTACGGGTCTTTCTTGAGGCGATCAATCATCACGCCGTACTGGCCATTTGTGCGTGTGCCATACGAACCATGAAACTTGCCATCGTCTTCTGTGTAATTAGTAAACTGAGGCCCTACGGCAATAACAGTCTCTGGGTAGCTCGTGCCTGACAGCAACTGTGTAGCTTCAACTGCTCCAATACCTGGAACAGTTCCACGACCGACGCCGATCGGAAGTGTGTTGTAGACATTGTCAATATAAATAGTAGCGTCTTCAATTTCACGTGTTTTCATTCCACGTGGCGAGGCCTCTACGCCATTGCGCAGAACATGCTGCACAAGATCGACGTAGCCATTGACGCCGTCCTCAATGTGAATTGTCTTTATCGAAGTATCCAAGGATCATCTACTTTCGTTGTTACGTAATTTAAGTCGCCAAGTCTTTTAATTGCATTTCCATACGCACTACCGTCATGGTGATGGAATTGAGATACGTATTGCGGGTGTGCGACGACGTTGTATGTAGGACTACTAAATCCTGCGTCTTTTAGCCCTTGCTCTGCAGTTCTTCCGAGCGCTACTATTCGCGGCTCGCCAAGAACGTTCCATAGGTCGCTAAGCCGCTCGCCGTTAATGTCATCGACGTTGATTAAGCCGACTGAGCGCCAAAAATCCTCAGGAAGATTTTTCAATAAGTAGTCGCCTGAATTGCTGTCAACTGGCATGAACGGGAGAATAGCAGCTGTCTTATCATCGCGCTTGTCGCCGACAAGAAGCACATCGGCTGTTGGACTGCCAATGTACTCTGGAAACGCTGCTAGGGGCTCAGCCAATTTAGCTTTTTTGGCGGCTTTTTGTATTAGTGCTCCAGCAAGATCTTCATTGTCTTCTAGACTATTTTTAGGTGGGCAAACAGTCCCGTCGAGATGCAATACTAGTGAATGGGCGTCCGTATAACCGTCAAGTATCACTGACAGTTCTTCGGCCGTAACGAAGTCATCTCCACGCGCCTCTAGACGCTCTAGAATGACTTCTAAGGGCTGATAAACCCAAAACTGCGCAATACCCCGAGAAGCCATAAATAGCTCAATCCAGCGCCATCCAGCGACGCCAAGAAGCCCTCCATAAGGCTCTACGCAGGTCTGGGGACGCTTTAGCGGGGCGTAGGTTATTTCACCCCAATGCCAGCGATCTGCAATAGCGTGCCTTGCGGTCCAGTCTATAGTAGAAATGCTAATTCCGTATTCGTTAAGGGCCCAGCGACGCGTTTCTTCTTCTGGTTTGCCTTTATGAAAAAGTGTTACATCGCCGTATTCAAGCAGCAATTGGCGCTTGATTTCAGCGGCAAGAGTGCTCTTGCCCGATGCGTCTGTTCCTTCAAGTACTATGAACATTATTGTCTTTCGTCGTTATTAGAGATGCCAACTATAACAGGCAAGTAGATCTGATTTATGGAATGAGCTCTATTTTATAGATTGACTCAATGCCTTTGTCGACTTTGGCGGCGTCGTCAAGAAGTCTTTGCGCAACATTTGTAAGATATCGTGCACCACCATTGTCATACTTATATAGTGCCTCAAGCACAGCGCCTGGGTCTTCGCTGACCTGTGCCCAATAGCGATTTTTTTCTGGAAAGACAAGCTCAGCAGCAAATGACGGGCGGCACTCATCGCAAGGGACTACATCTGCTCGCACTTCTTCAGGTGAAATTTCTTGAAGGCCATAGCGCTTCACAAGAGCGCACGCAGCGCCGTGGTAAATCAACGACACACCGACACGAGAAAGAATGTAAGAGCCGTTTTCTGTCCTATAGAGTTCAAACTCAATCCAACGATGTGAACCACGGCGGTACGAGGACGACTTACCGAGGAGCGTTCCGTTGAATTGTAGGGTACGTGACCCGTCTTTTACTTCAATCATTTTCTGTCATTTCTATGCGATCTATATTTTTATAAAATTTATCATGGTGCATCACATGTAACAGGTCACTTTTTGGCTTCAAGTTCTGCTACTTTAGCAGACAACTCTTTTACCGCGCCAATTAAATACGGAATAATCGACGTATAGTCCATCATCCATGCGTCTTTGACTTCGTGTTCGCCAGTGTCTTGATTGATAGTTGCCGACTCAGCGCTGTCGCCTACGTAGACTGCAGACGGAAGAATATCATACAATTCCTGCGCGTACAGTCCATAGTTTATGTTACCACTCTTTTGATTGACCCACCTAAAATGCTTTGGCTTTAAACTGTCTATGATCCCTAAGGCAGTAAATTCGCCAGAAACTTCTATCTTCAGTCTTGAGTCTGAGATATTTTGCAGTTGCACAGACGCGGGATCGGCTCCAGATATGTACCGCATTGCTGCAAAAGAACTGCCTGCACCTTCTTTGTAAAATGCAATAAGAGCAGCGTTGTCTGCGGAGCTGTCTCCAAGCGCAGCGCCAGTTGTCCAAGATCTTCTAAAGATGTTTATTACAGCGCCAGTGTCATCCGAGTATCTTCTAAAGTTTGCAAAAGATTGTAAAAGCTGCATGGACGAAGTGCCGTTGCCTAGCAAAACCTCCGCAGTGTCTAAGCGTCCTGTGGTTATTGTATTGTTCCACAACTGTGTAGATCCGCCGTAGCCATCGTAGTTCATAATTCGTACGCCGGTGCCGCTACCTTGGATGTACCCGCCTGTCAGACGTAGGCCGTCCCCTGAGCCGTCAAAAGTTCCAGATGTAAGCGTTCCACCTACAATAGCTCGACCGGTAATTGTTCCAGCAGTGATCCTGTCTGCGTTAACATCGGCAGCAGAAATACTGGCTGTTGTTATTCTTGCTGATGAAATTGTTCCAGAAGTAATCTGTGCAGCAGTAATGTTTGCGGCTGAGATACTTGTAGAAGTTATTCGCGAGGCCGCGATAGTTCCTGTTGTAATATTTCCTGCGTCTAGATTAGAAACTGTAATAACGCTTGCGTCGATACTTCCTGCTGTAATCTTATTTGCATTGATATTTGCAAGAGCTTCACCGCCAAGTTGAACTGCTGTCCACGCAGAACCGGTGCGACGATAGATCTTGTTGTTGTCATCAGTGTCAAACCACAAATCACCTTCAGCATAGGTTCCGCCTGTAGGCTCTGATGTCTGCCTGTACACTTTGTTTTTACCGTCTGCTGTAGTCTGCGCAGCTGTAGCAGCAGAAGCAGCAGCAGCCGCACCAGCCGCAGCCGCAGCAATGCCAAGGTCTTGCATAGAGACCCATGCAGTCCCGTCCCATCGTTTTAGTTTAAGAGAGTCACTGGAGTCGAACCACACGTCACCGACTGAAGGACTACTTGGAGCAGTACCGCTATACGCAGTACTTGCGCCGCCTACGCCCACTGCGAGCGCGTCATTCGTGATTGATCCAGGCGCAATTGCAATTGCTGTAACTGCTCCGGCCTGAATGTTTTTTGGCTTCACAGCGCTTGGACTAAGCCTTCTTGGGATCGGCGTCAGTCGTGTTGCCTTAAGTCGAGACTCAAGATAACTAATGCGCTTTCCAACTGTGCGCTTGCTTCTTCTTAAATTACTAGCCACGTTTATCAACTTCCCATTCAGAAATCAAAGTAAGGTCAACTCGTTCAGGAAATGCAAGTCCGTCTGGAACTGTTACTTTATATGATTCTATTTTTCTTACAAGTAGTTCGTCTCTAGGCTCGAGATCGCTTGACAGCCGCATTTGCACGAAGTCGTCTTGAATAATAAGACAGCACCAATCGCCTGGAAGGTATGTGCCAATTGTTGGGAACACTGAACCGTTTACGCTGATTGTAATGTCAGCAACAGGCGGCCTAAATTCGTTTAGATATCTTTGTGCGTACGCGTACAAAGTGTCTTCGTCCGCAAGATAGTTATTCTGGACAGGCTGCACAAAGTTGCTTGTATCAGTATTTGAGTATGATTCTGACTTTACAATGTTGCTTCCAGATTCTTCTTGATCAAGAATAGGCCAACCAAGCGCGAGAAGATCAGAAGCTACTGCTGCTGCGTAGGGCTGGCTTGCGTCAGCACCGAGGTCACCGATATTGCCAACAATGAAGAAACGCGTAGCTGCTGACTCCGCCGATTCGTCCATTTTTACGTCAAGTATATTTCCTGGGTACTCAAAAATTAAGTTCTGAGCGCCGAATCTTTCAATTGGTGAAACTTCTCCAGGAGCTGGAGGATCTGGAAAATCGATTGGAATCATTACAAACGTGCGCGTGAATGCGTTAGTAGCCGGATCATAGTCACAGTCGATTCGATACTCAAAACCGTTAATATTATCTGAGTACTGGTCTAATTCTTCGCCAACTGATGTAAGTTCATATCCGCGAAATGCGTGATTTGCAAGTGCCTTTCCACTGTACTCTAAAGTAGAATAACTTAAACCAATGTCTGAGTTACCAGGATATGAGCCGTACGTGCCATACGTAGCCTGTGGAATAAGTGTAATAAGAGGACTCGCTCCCCAATCGGCGCTAAGGCCAAACACGCTGAAAGCAACTGCGTCTGCTGTGACTGCTCTGTAGCTAAATGTCGTGCTGTCAAATACCTCAGTAACTTTCACAGTTCCATCAAAGATTGTAGTTGTCCCCGCCGGGTCATCGACTCCTGAGACATTGATAACATCGCCAACAGATAACCCGTGAGATGGGAATACGCCAAGCCGCGCTCGTCCAACTATGACTGGGTAATACGGATCGTCAGGCGTCGACGCGGTTTTGTTTGCTGGCGCCATTGTCGTCGAGCTTACCGCTGTGTTAGCTATATTTCCAGAACTCACGCTGAACGACACTGTTGTACTAGTGGTGCTCGTAATAATGTGGATTCCATTAAACGGAGCGCCAACGTTTGTGACAGTGATTGTCTGACCAGGTATGGCGTCATTTGCTTCAGAAAAAGTTAGTGTTGCTACTCCGCTAGTAACTCGTTTATGCGTAACTGTTAACCGCGTTGGCACACCTGGCTCGATGTCAGTGTTTGGAAAAGTGATACCGCTAAAGTCACGAGCTACTTCTTCGAGAAGGCTGCGAACATAGTCATAGCTATCGACACGCACATACGCTGTAGCATCGAGGTACGTTGCGTTAGGAAGCGGGTCGCCGCCCGTGTCACGAGTGGCACTTGTGTAAAAACTTGTTGTTGTCGGAGATGGGCTAGTTGCGATACTGTAAGTGCCATTGTAAATAATGTTTTCATTCTGGCTAAAGCCAAACTTAATCGGCATTTCACCTACAAAGTCATACGCACTGCTGGTGAGCGTAGCGTGCACGACTCCGCCAGACACTACTAGAGTGCACGGATACGCGTGGCTATATGTCTTCCAGATGTTGCGATGATGGAGGTAGCTCGTAAACTCAGACGCAGACACCGATAAGTTTTTTGTTTCAAGCGAATAAGAACGAGTCCAGATAATGCCTCCCCAAACGCATTGATCGTTTCTTACGACATATAAAGCTGTTCTCCCAGGCATAGTACTTTCGTAAATGCCTAATGCGGCAGTGCGATCAATAATTGGAATATCACCACTAAAGGTTCCAGCACTTTTAATAGCGCGTTCATAGTTTACGCCGCTAAACGGAATTTCTGCTATAACTGCATTGGTAAGTAAGTCTGCTACAAAGTATCTGTATTCTGGTACTACAGGATCAAAAGCTGCCATGTTATGTCTCCTCGTCGTTTGTTCTTCATTAGCCGATCCAACCTGATCTGTAGTATACAGTCAATGTTGCATTCGATGAAGCGTTTCCTTCGTCAATGAATCGTATCGTATTTGCGCCCGGGCTAAGCGTTATCCAGTCAACCAGAACATCGACCATTGCTCGTGCGCCGAACGAGTCTCCGTTGTACGCAATTTCTCTAGCGTACGTGTCGATTTCCATCAAGTCGGTTCCGTTCGGCATAACACTAGGGCCAATCAACGTAAACAGCGAATCGTTTGTCACATTGAGAATTGTCGCATCGCCGGCAACAATGCCGGCCACTTCCATAAACACGGCTACATCGATATTGCCGTCGTTTGTGATAACTACTTCACCACTCCGCCCAGCGCCTACATTTTTACAACGCAGCAAAACAGAGTCGTATCCTTCGGCATCTTCGTCGTTCCACGAGTACTTGACAGGATCCGCTGCTTTTAGCCCGATAGAAAAGTCAGTGCGGCCTCTAGCACTCACTGTTTGAATATTCGGTGCGCCACTAAGACGTACCCACGATGCTCGTGTAGGGCTTTCATTTGTTTTTAGCCAGCCGCCGTCATAGACTAGACTTGCCGCTTCGATAAGAGTGTTACGCGCCGCAGATACGTATTCAGGGGCAGGAGGAAAAAATGATCCGTTGAGCGTAATCTGTCGAGCTGTCCAGCGGCCTCGAGCATCGTATGAGCCGTCAGACCACCCACGAGTTAAATCGGGCATTTCAGGCTCTGGAAGAGTCCACCAGCCATCGATTTCAGTGCAAACCCAAATGACATTGTTTTCGTCTATAGTGTTTAAGACAAGGTCGTTAAAAATAACGTCGGCTTGAAGCTTCATGCCAGTGAAGACTGGCGGTGGAAGTGGCGTTAGAGCTCTGTTTACAATTGATGTTTCAACTGCCTGCGAAGCGCCGTCGTTGTACTCACCCGCGCCGTACGGGTCTACTCCGTAGTAAAAACCAACAATAGTCATTTTTGTACTCTTTCTTCTCTTCTTCGTTCTTAGCTAAGCCTAGTCAATACAGATCATTTGTCTATAGCAATTCTATCCTAGTCTTCTATGGTGTACTGGTCTGAAAAGCGCCGCTAGACATAGATCTTACCACTTATGTATAGGGCACTCTGCGTACTTTAACTTTACTTTTGCTGGCATAAAGCAACCGCATTCTTTACAGTTATTGGTGGCGGTAAGCTTATCGCAACCCTTGCAAATGTCATATCTTTTTTCTTGATCTTCTTCCGGTGCATATTCCGTTTCTGGGTTAGCAAAATCCCATGGACGCACGACGCCAGTTTCTTGACGTCTTACATTGTTCTTTTTCCACTGTTCCCACGCTGATGGCATAAATGATCTCCTCGTATTACTTAATTGCGATAATTAGTATATTATAGTCTATGTAGACATTCAAACAGTGTACTATACTCCACGTAGAGATTCAAATAGAAGAGGGTAAAAATGCCATTAGAAGATTTTATAAGCGCAGAAGACAAAGTACTTGCACTCGAGGCATTGAGAACTAGAACATTTAACGAAGTATACAGCCTGTGCATTAGGCTTGGCATTGACGTTGATACTTTCGACTATGAAACATGGGAATTGCCAGAGCGTACAGCAGATATTGATCACATATTTACTAATTTTAAGATGATAAAAAGAATGTGTGAAAGCCTAAAAATTATTGATTCTAAAATTGGTCAATAACTCATGGACTACGTTACTAGACTTCCAGACAACATACTTTTTAGAGACCCAAATCCAAATGCATATGGGTACTTTGCTTTAATGAAGAGCATTTTTGTTATCGATGGAGTCACCATTCCATATAGCGATAGATGTGATAACCTTACTTATAATTCAACTTTTGTAACAAATGGGTCAAAATACCACGCAGATTCAATGTATGCGGGAGAAAATATTCCAGTTTCTAATTGGGGATTTTGGAATAGAATCATAGAGGTTATTCCAGATTTTTGCATAATGTACATGTCATGTGTGGAGACACAGCTAAGCGGAGGTACTACGGCAGCAGATTATTACTTTCAGGGATACCCTTCTACTCTATGGTTTGCTAAATCAATTGTAGAGCTTTTAAAGAATATTAGAGAGTGGTCATTTATGGTAGAAGCTCCATTTAATTCTGATCACCCAATGGCTACGTATTCTAAAACGGCTATAGATACTTTGAACCCACCGCAAAATATCATGGATGAGATAGACGCGCTGCCTGATATGCACCTTGCTAGGTTTTTAAAGGGAGATCCCAATCATAGAGATGTAGTTGAAAACTTCCCTCAAATGTCTGATGACATGAGAAATTGGTTTGAGGAAAAATTGCAAGAGTTTAAGCCAAGAACAACGAATGAAAGACTCTTAGAACTAACTATAGATTAATATATTTAGATTTAACATTTTATTGACGAGATACGCTGACATCCTAGATCCGTTACCGTATATACCCCTTGACATAGCGTGATGTTCCACATAGGGATGTCACAACCACCTTCGCACCCTGAGCCTGGGGGTCTATACATATACGTAGTTCCACTAGTATGGTTAATAACATCATAGTATATTCCATTGTAGGTTCCAGCTGTTTCAACCTTTGTTCTTGTGGCACTGCAATCCCCAAATGCGCCATAAGCACTATAGGTGTAATCAGTATACGCACCGTATGGACTGTAGTAATACGCTCCGTATGCGGTGTACTCAGTGTAGCTATACCCTCCGTACGCACCATAGGCACTATACGTATAATCCGTGTATGCACCATAAGAACCGTAGGTTACACTTGAACTAGTCGAACCTGCCCTACTGTAGAACTGAGTTGACCTTGTCCTTGTTCTAGAGCTAGTTCTAGTTCTAGTTCTTGATCTAACTCTTGTTCTGTCTCGAGACCTTGTTCTTGTTCTTGATCTAGAACTTGTTCTTGTTCGACTTCGTGTCCCACAGTCACAATTTTCTGTATCAGTACAGCCAGCGGGGCCGCAGGCTGTATCGGTATCTGTTTCAGTTACATTTTCTGTATCAGTTTCTGTAACGTTTTCGGTGTCAGAGCAGCCAGCGGGGCCGCAGACTGTATCAGTATCAGTTTCTGTTCCAGTGTTACTAGTCCACGCCACCGTGTTAGCTGAAGTCGTGCTAAAAGCGCTAGTACCGTTTGCGTTGACAGCTCGTACTTTAATTTTGAAAGTACTTGTACTGTATTGGTTTCCTATAGCCACAGAAGTTACACCAGCACCAACTGAAACTTCAGCAGCAAATGTTCCGTCATTAGTGCTTATTTGATAGAAGTATCCTGTAATTGCACGACTACCATTAGCCGGTGCTGACCAGTTAAATGTGTCTCCGCTGGAGGCCGCTGTAATAGTTGGAGTCGCAGGCGCATCTGGAATAGTAGAAGGAACAGCACTTGCAGATATTGTAGAGTACGGACCAGTTCCAACCGCGTTGGTTGCTGCTACTCGGAAGTAATAAGTAGTTCCATTAGCAAGGCCAGTTACAGTTGCGCTGGTTGAAGCCGAGGTTCCGTCAGCGAACGTTGTAACTGCTGAAGCAAACGTTGCAGAAGTTGAATATTGAACTACATAGTCAGTAATAGCAGAGCCGTTGCTGGCTGCTGCTGTCCATGAAAGCGGAACCTGAGTGCTCTGGTGTGAAGTAACAGAAGGTGTTCCCGGTGCACCTGGAACTGCTGCAGTCGTTACTGCGGTTGAGGCTGTAGAGTAACTCCCTGTGCCGGCAATGTTAACAGCAGCAATACGGAATATGTATGAAGTATTATTAGCAAGACCTGTGACAGTAGTAGACGTGCCGGTAGATGTGCCATCAGCAAATGTTGTCCAGTTCGAGCCACTGTCGCTTGAGTACTGAACCGCGTAGTCAGTAATAGCAGAACCGCCATTGTTGACTGGTGCAGACCAAGTAACGCCCATTTGCCCAACGCCCTGCGTGGCAACAACACTTGTTGGTGCGTCTGGAGTTGTAGCAGCTGAAACTGCGGCAGATGCTGCAGAGTATGGACCATCTCCAATTGCGTTCTTTGCCAGTACCCTAAACGTGTACGAAGTTCCAGCCGAAAGACCTGTGACAGTAGTAGACGTGCTGGTAGACGTGCCATCAGCAAATGTTGTCCAGTTCGAGCCACTGTCACTTGAATATTGAACCGTATAGTCAGTAATAGCACTGCCGCCATTACTTATTGGCGCAGACCATGTAACGCTGATCTGCCCAACTCCTGTTGTACCTACAACGTTAGTAACAACGCCAGGAGCACCAGGCCCACTACCACTACTTGCGGCTGCAGCAAAAAAACCAGATCTCACGAGGCTGCCAAGTTACCAATCAGGTACCATTCATTAGCAGCACGCTGCATAAGTGTTGCTGCAGAATATTGAGTTGAAATAAACTGTTTAGAACTGTCAGAACGAAGAGTAACTCCTGCGCCTGGTGTAAAAGATACCTTGCCAGTGCTATTACGAATAACAAGAATCTGTGTTCCGACTGGAAATGCAACTGATGAGTTGGGCGGAATTGTCAGCGCCACATCGGAAGTGTTAGTCATGTCAATGACCTTGCCTTGATCTGCAAGTGTAAGTGTTCGCGCTGACGCTTGAGTTGTGATAGACGCTGGTCCGAGGATTGTTGTGCCTGAAACAGTGAGCGCGTTGTTTACAGTTGTAGTTCCAGTTGCCGCGCCAACGTTAAGTGTCGTGGCGGCTCCCGCAAAGTTTACAGTTGTTGCTGTCGTGTTAACGAGAGCAAACGTTGTACTACTAGTTGTAAGACTCGTAGTTATTGCTGGCGATGCGATTGTTGGCGACGTGTCGAATACCAATGCTCCGGAACCGGCCTCACCAGTTACGGCAGCAGCAAGGTTTGCAGAAGACGGTGTAGCTAGGAATGTAGCAACGCCGGTCCCAAGTCCACTAACGCCTGTTGCAATTGGTAGGCCAGTTGCATTTGTAAGTGTGAGAGCACTTGGTGTTCCAAGGGCGGGTGTAACAAGTGTTGGGGAAGTAGCAAAAACAAGTGAGCCAGATCCAGTTTCGTCTGAAATTACTCCAGCTATTTGAGATGAAGTCGTTGCTGCAAATTGTGCTAAAGTCGCACCAGTGTAGGCAACAGTGCCGCCTGTGCCAAACGCAACTGACGATGAGTCAGTGCCTGTGAACGTAAGAGTGTTACTTGCTGTAAACGTTTTACCATCAGCAATAGTCAATGTCGATCCAGTTGCTGGAGCGGTCAGAGCAACTTTGTTAATTGTTGTCGCAGAAGCCACACCAAGAGTTGGTGTTGTTAGCGATGGACTTGTGAGAGTCTTATTAGTTAGTGTTTCTGTGCCTGCAAGAGTTGCAAGAGTGCCTGCTGTTGGCAAAGTTACGGATGTTGTAGCAGTTGCTGTAAGAGTTGTAGCGAACGCACCGGATGTTGTTAAGTTACCGCCAAGAGTAATCGTCTTGCCAGTGTTTGCTATTCCTGTGCCGCCGTACTGTCCAGCGATTGCAGTACCTTGCCATGTGCCAGTTGCAATTGTTCCGAGACTTGTCAAAGACGAAGCTGTTATGCCAGATCCGAGGGTTGTTGAGCTAAGAACTGTTGTTCCATTGATTTCATAAACTTTGCCAGTGAGCAAGTTAAAATCTTCAGACGAAGTCCAAGCAGCGGTGGACTGTACCCAGTTAATCGTCTTGTCAGTAGCGCCTTTAAGGGTGATGCCACCGCCATTGGCAGAAGTATCTGTAGGAGACGCAGTATCGCCAAGGACAACATTAATGTCATCTACAGAAATTGTAGTTGAGTTGACAGTTGTAGTAGTGCCATTGACAGTCAAGTCACCCGTAACAGTTAGGGCGTTTCGAACAGTCGTCGTGCCAGTAGTAGCGCCGATAGTTAGCGCTGTAGCAGCGCCAGCAAAGTTAACGGTGGTCGCTGTAGTGTTTACGAGCGCGAATGTCGTGGCCCCGGTCGAAAGACTAGCGAGAGTAGTTGTGCCAGAAACTGTCAACCCGGTAAGTGTGCCTACACTAGTAAGACTTGATGACACAAGTCCAGCGGGAAGCGTCGTGCCCGTGATGCCGCTGGCGGCAACCGTGCTTGCGGACGCAACACTGCCAGTCCATGTAAACCTACTGTCGAGAGCAAGAATTGCATTGTTAATGACGGTGCCCCAGCCTGAGCTGCCGTTTGTTGGAAGTGGGGTTACCCCATCTATTAGTAATGTCATTTTTTGTCTCCGATTCTACTGACTACATTATTCTATCTAAAGAACGCCTTTGCGCATTTGAAACGCAAGTTGACGTGAAACTATACTTGCGAGTTCTACCTCGCTCATGCCAGGCGCGGTCTCTACGTTTATAGTAATTCCGCCGCCCTTTCCTTGCCCGCTAAGCATCGTGATGATTGCACGATCTCGCTTTGACAGGCCGTCCTTGTCGAGTGGCTCAATGCGCTCTGGCTTTCCAGCCTCGCCAATCTTAGCAAGGGTGCCGCCTGGTGTTGGGTTGATAACTCCGCCCTCAGCAAGCTCTGGAATGTCTGGAAGACCGAGTGTAAATCCAGGGACAACAGTTATTCCTGCAACCTTGACTTCAGGGACCTTAAACTCGATTTTGTTCCAAGCGCGGATAATAAAGTTAATAGCGCTCGTAAATGCGTCTTTGATCGCGGTGCCGATTTTGCCAAACACTGTGCCAGCGGTGCCAACTGCTCCAGTAATAAAGTCCCATGCACCGGAGAACGCAGTTTTAATTCCACTCCATACCTTGCCAAAAATTACTCCAAAAGCGTCAAAAATTGGTTTGATTACATTGTTCCATCCAAAACTAATAGCAGTTTTAATGATGTCCCAAACAAGGTTAAATTGCGCTTTGATGCCTCCCCAGACAAGAGTGAACAGCGCAAGCATTCCCTCAAAAATTGGCTTTATGTAGAAGTTCCAATAGAGTTCGATTGCAAGTTTTATTGCCCCCCAGACAAGATCAAACACAATCTTCATGCCTTCCCAGGCGGAAGTAAATATTCCAAGCATTGCGCCAAAGATAGGCTTAATTACGTTTTCCCAGGCAAAGCTAAGTGCACTTACTATCACTGGCCACACTAGATCAAAGGCTATTTTTATGCCTTTCCACACAAGATATACATACGCAGCAAAAGCCATAAACGGCAGCATTAGCAAGCCTACGGCGATCTTAAAAGCGATGACAAGCGCCGGCCATACAGCGTCCCATGCAGAACGGATCTTGCCCCACACGCCGACAAAAAAATCAGCGATCGCGGAACCTATTACCTTGACGACGTCATATACAGCATGTAGCCCGACTTGGATCCCTTGCCAGATTGTGTCAACAAACCTGCGGAACCAATCAAACTTTTTATACATGATCACGACTATGGCAATCAAAGCAATGATGGCGATAATAGTCAGTGCAACTGGGTTACCAGCCATGACAGCATTAAACGCCGCCTGGATTCCTGTCCATACTTTTGTAGCAGCCGCGGCAAGCTTTGAATAGACAATATTAAGCTTTAGCTTTAGCACTAGTTTTGTGAGAGCGTCTTTAGTTTTATTGAGCGCTGTCTGTACAGTATTGTTATACGCCATTTTTTGGTATGCTGTTTGCGCGTACAGTCCTAGGTTCTTGAATTTTCCACCAAGTTTAATTACGTTGTCGCCGGCTTTTTTAATGGCGTCGCCCATGGCGGCCAAATCGCCTTTGCCGTAGTTTTGAAGAATCTTTTTCGTGTCAGAAAGATACTTTAAGCCGCTACGTAGACCGTGAAGTGCCGCGCCTACAATAAGTAGTTGTTTAATAAATGGAAGAGTTAGTATCTTACCTAGCAGTCCAAGACCTGTGTTGACAACCTCAAAGAAAGCTTTGATGCCTCCGCTTTCTGCAGTAGCTTTTACCAGTTCTGAGATGCTAACTATGAAGCCGCCGATACCGCCGCCAGTTCCTGAAATGTTGCTAAATGCAGCAATAAAGTTGTCAACCGCAATAGAGATGCTGTCTAAAAACGCTACACCGCTTTCATTTCCGCCGGTGCCTAAGATAGCCTTGATTATCTTTGCAAAGATTCCTCCGATTTTTATAAAATCACGAGAGACGTCCCTAAAGTATTCTTGTAGTTTCGTGTTTCCTTCAACGCTGCCTGTGAAGTCTTTGAACTTTTTAGTGACTCTTTCGAGAGAGTCAAAGATCATTTCACCGCCACTACCAGGCCCAGACGCGGCCTTGCCCATGTTGATAAGCGCGCCGACTAGGTTGCCAATAATGTCACCTAAGTTTGCGGCAATGTCTCCGGCAGTCTTAAATACGTCAGCTAGCCTACCAGTCCTATGCGCAGATTCCGCTGCTTCTTTCCAGCTGTCAGTAAGTAGCTCGACCCACGTCGTAAACCTACGAATAAGCGGATCTGCTGCAGCAAGAAGCGTGATAAACACATCGTAAAGATTGCCTGCGCTTCTTCCTAGTTTTTTGATTGTGTCATTGTTTGTAGCCGCAACGGTGCGCAAGTTTTCTAGGTTGTCACCCTCAGTAATTACGTTTGATATTGATATTGCTACTTCGCCAAGCGCTGTAGCCGTTTCTCCAATTATTTTCTTAAATGTCGGAAAGCCTTTATCAACCAAATTAGTGATTGCAGTTTCAAGAGCTGGAAACAGCGCTTTTTGAGCTGCAACACGAAGGTCGTCTATTTTCGGCTTAAGGTCAAAAAGAAACTTAGCAAAGTCTTTCGCCTCTTTTGTGACACCAGCAAACGCGTTGGAGCCTCCTTCGCCCTTGCCTGTTTGGTAATCTTTAAGTTTCTTTTCCGCAATAGCAAGTGCGTCTACAGCACGCTTATAGTCACGTACTGCGTTTTCTTGCGCGGCTGTCGCGTCAACGACTTCGTCAGACAGCTTTACTTGCTCTTCGGCGTTTAGTGTTCCGCCCTTACTTACGCGGTCTTGCTCTTTTTTCAGGTCGCTGTTGCGGTCAACTGCGCGTCTATAGTTTAGGTCGGCTTCCTTAAAAGAAAGCTCAGCTTCACGTCTTGTTCTGCTATCTGCTGGAAGATCCTGCACTCTTGCGAGTGTTTCACGAGCTTTTTCGAGGTCAATAGCCGCACGACTTTGGGCAAATGCTGCGTCTTCAGAGTCAAATCCTAGTTGCTGTAGTCTTTCAGCAGCTGTTCTATACGCGTCATTTAGTGATCTTTGCGCTCTGGTGGTGCCAACTATAGCACTCTTAAGTCTGTCATCCGCGGTTGCTACCGCCAGCATGAGAGACGGTAGCTTACTTACTTGAGTCGACTGTTGCGTAAACCCTTGAAGTGCTTTGGACACTCCGCCAAATGCTAGCTTAGCAGTGATCATTCCCTGCGCTAGTGCTGTAAAAATACTTGGAAGAACGATAAGCGCCGGGCTTGTTGCCGCTATCTGGGAGCCTAGCGCAAACAGTCCTCCGACAAGACTTGCAAGAACCGGAATGATGCCGGCAAGTGCACTTTGGAGAAAGTAGCTTCGCGTTATAAGTTGGTTGACGCTTGCGTACGCGGCGTCGGCAGCAGGGTTAATTCCCTTAAATAAATCAGCCGGTGAGTTGTCAGCAATTAGTCCAGCAAGTCTTGCGCTAAAGGCACCGCCAAGCCAGCTATTGAACTGATTGAACTGTTTCTTAGCGTTGCCAAGCGAGTTGTTAATGCCGCTATTAAATGAACTTGTATTTGCATAGACAACAATCTGTGCTGAGCCTACAATTGCCATTTCGTCTAACCTCCTTCCGCTGCGTCAATCAATATTCTAAACTGTTTAGAACTACCCGACCGGAGGATCGAGCAGGCTACCAAATGGCTGCGCCGCGTCAGGATCAAACTTAGTCAAAGGAATATTAGGCTTCGTGGCTTGTGACCGCGCAAATGGGTCTACAGGTACTGGAGGCTCATCTTCGTCCCCAAACGCTGGGTCAAGATTAGAAAAATCAGTAGTAGTAGAGCTGCCACTTGAGCCGTACTTATACGGGACGTTGTACAGGTTGGGATATATATTGCGACGAAGCGAGTCTCTCGCCTCGCTTTGTTCGCCTGTGCTTACAATAATGTCATCTTCAAATAAGTAGTGAATGACATCAAGTGCATCGCATGCGTCAAGAAGTTCTATACGAACTCCTGACATTATTGCTTTGCCGTTAACGTACGGCCAGAGGTCTATTGCCCACTCGGCAAGGCTTCTGGCCGCGGCGTAGGGCGGTCGGTATATTGCTCCACAAGCCAGCCAACAATCTCGCTTAGAGTTTCGATTGTAACGATTCGATCTGGATCTTCCGCAAGAGCGTTAAATCTGTCGACGCTTTCTGGCACAAGTACCAAGTTAAAGAAGTCGACAATGACAGAAGCAGAGTCGCCGGCGTTTTCAGACGATGTCTTAGCCACTAGGCTAAGAATTGTCTTTCCGGGAATCTCGGCTCTACATGTAAATTCTTCATCGTGAATCTTGAAAACGATTGGGTCTGTGTTTGCAGCAGCGGTGCCAGAACCGAAGTCCTTGAATCTTGCCATCTTATTTTCTCCGTAATGTTAAGTAAGTCGGTTAGCGTCGTGTGTCTATAGGTTATAACAATATCATGGGAAGCGTGCTAGACAGGAACCTATTTGGCTTAGTTCCAGGGTGCATTACTTGTCTAGAGTAGACAACTCTTCCGGCACTAGCAAATCGTAAAGTGCCGTTTCCTCTTGCGCGAATAATGTGCGGACGGGTACCTTCATGGTGCATCAATGCGTGTCGAGAGCTAGCGCCGAGCACCATCTTTTGACCAGTTTTTGTCGCCTCTTGCTCTAAGTAAATTGACCTAGCTAGCATTCCAGTACTTTTGCCTACCTTAGCTGTTGCCACGGCGCGCATCATTACGCCGCGCCTGTGCATGTACCTGCCTAGCTCGCCGTTTGGGCTGTGCAGCAGTGTGTATAGCGCGGGCTTATTCCAAATAATAGTTACCCGTTCTGGCATTACGGAATCGCCATTGTCAGTTGCATACTTACCATTTGAAATCCACCTTCTGGCGGAACCATCTCAGCAGTAGCAATAACGCCTGTGCCGTATCCGCCTGGTTCCCAGACGTCAAGAAGGTTGATTGATCCCATAAGGGCATACGCATCGATCGCAGAAATCTGAGATGCTTCTTGTATTTTGTCTGGCGTCGGGGGCCTACCGTTGGCCTGTGCCACAGGAAACTCTCGCGCAATAGTGACACTCATCACTGCCGTACGTGGCATGTTGCAGCGATGAGGTGTAGAAGCTTGGTCTCCTGGCGGACCAAGATACACTTGCATTAACGTAACAACTAGTTGCTCACAATCAACTACTGACTGCCCAACTGTCCAGTATCTTCTAGTTGGCAGTGGAATACTGTATGACTGAAATGTAGCAACGATACGCTCAAGAACGCCATCCATAAACGTAACAATATTTGTTACGTCGTCTGAAACTCCTGAAATGTCTACAATAGGCATTAACTAGCCTCCCAAAGTGTACGGTGTCGCAACTGCACTTGCAAGAGCCACTGACAAGTTTCCAGAGCCAATGTAAATAATTTCAGTTTCTTCGCCATTAGTTCTTGAGGCATAAAGATCGTAAGTGCCTGGATCTACTAGACCAATCGCACCACGGGCTTCTTCGTACGTAATAGTGAGTGCTAAGACATCGTCAGTCGGGGCAGTGACTGTGCCAGTCGCAACTGCTGAGACTATATTTGCATTAGTTCTTGCGTAGGTAAGTGTTGTCGTAGTTGGTACTGCTACAACAGTATAGTCGCCATTAAACGGCGATCCAACTCCAGCAACTGTGATTTCAGAACCTACGGCGATACCGTGTGCAGTGCTCGTTGTCAGAGTGGCGACGTTGCTTGTTAAGGACTTGTTAGATACCGATTTTGCTGCTGGTGTCGGATCTGTTATAACCACGGAATCAGTGACAGTTGTTGACAACGTCTCAGCATAGTTTCTAAGAACTAAGTATGGAGTCCACCCTAATTCGTCAACTAAAAATCCAGCGTTAATTGATTCAAGGGTTACTTCTATTGTCTTGTCGCCATCGACAGGAACACTGACGTCGAGGTCACTTAGCCCGAGCTTAAGAGCTTTCGGGCTGTAGCGACGTGCGCGTGGGATATCTGGAGTAAACACTCTTGCTTTTGCGCGCGCTTTGTCTGGATTGACAGACTTAAGGAAAAGGTCAACTGCGTAAAGACCAGTCTTAAGATCATCGATAAACTCTTGGTTGTCGAAAATAGTGTATGAAACACCTTGGCGTGCCACAGATGTAACGCGCTGTGGAAGTGCGCAGTCGTCTGATCCAGACCAGAGTTTAGCGAACTCAATAGCTAGAGTCCTTGCGGCCATCTTCCCAAGTGTCGGTGGCTCAACACCGTATGTATACGTAACTTCAACATCGCATGGCGTCCATGGGATACCAGTGACTGCTTGTACCGTAGAGTGGTCCACTAAGTAATACATACTAGGATTGATCAATTTGCCAACGCGGTTTCTAATTGCGTGAATTTTTGTTACAGGCCGACCACGAAGACGAAGACGCGCGGACTGCGCTGTGCCGTCAGATGTAATGTCGTAGTAAAAGTCAATGTCGTTTGTCGGAAGGTTGTAAACATCTCCGCCGATAAGTTGAGCGCTCATGTTGCGGATTGACGCTCCATAGCGATAACGCCGTGAAGCACAGACATAGCGTTCTGTTACTGTGGTAATTCCACTGTACTTTCTACCTGACAGCGCCCACATCAAGTTTGATGCAGACTTAGCAGCCTCATACGCGAATTCAGATTCTGCGTAGTCACCTAATTCTTCTGGTGTAATCCACAAATTTGTCATGCTGCCTCTAAGTCTTGCTTGCTATACGCGCCAGGCGACGCGCTTATGTAATTCTATACATAAAGCGCGCCGCCCGGTATTCGCGTACGTTTTATTGTTGTTAGGCTGTTGGATCTTCAGCTGAAGCAACGATAAAGTCGATATCTTCATCTTCGTTAAAGGTAAGAGAACCTGGAACGTTGAAGTCTGTAGTCGAGCCTTCAGACAAGAAGTCAGTAACTGCCCAGCTATTCGCAGGAACAAGCGCCGTACCAGTGTCAGCAGCGGATGTAATTGTCCCCGATGTTGTTGTGGTGTACGTGAACGTTGTTGTTGTTGGAACAGTCAAAATAGTGTATGTGCCATGAAGAGCTGAGTTGCCGTTAGTACCAGAGATTGTCACGCTGTCTCCTACACGGAAACCGTGTGCTGTTGACGTTGTAAGCGTTGCGGTTGTACCAGTACGAGCGCTGTTCGAAATTGACTTCGAAAGATCTCCGTGCCATTCGTAGAAACCCTTGCGGCCAGTTGGTGCCCACGAGCTGCGTGCGTATGAGTATGGACGCTCTGTAGCAACTGGGAATTCCCAGCGACCATCGAGGCCTGTCGAGAACAGTGGGTTGCCAAGACCGTAGCCTTGGAACGTTGTTGCAAGCATACCGTTTTCAATAACACGATCGCCTGTGAGACGAAGACGTGCGTATGGGAATACCCAGTGGAAGTATGGAAGTGAAGCTGCGCGCTTTCCGGAGATGACAGCGAATGACCAGCACTCGATAGCCACGCCGAAGCCTGATGGATCATCGCCAACTGCAGGAGACGACCAACCGATGCTCTTGCGATCTGGTGCAGCGAATGTTCCCATGTTCTTGCGAAGCAAGAGACCGCCTGACATCAGCTCACTGAGTTCAGGATCTGGCTCGCAAATAGCAAGTTCAAGCGTAACACGCTTAAGAGTATCTGGTGCTTTGTACGAAACGCAGATGACGCCGTTTGCAGATTTTTCTACAATTTCGTCGCCTTCTTCATATTCTGGTGTGAAAGACATTTTCATGAATCCGCTGGTGGTATAACTATCACCTGGGTTGTTCAGCATGTTGCCCGCTGCGTCTAGGCGTGTCACACGAATGGACACACCCTGGATGCTCGCGGCGTAGTCTTGAGTTGACATTGACTGGTCTCCTTTTGAGGTTCTTTTGCCTGTTGCGTCTTAAGTATTCTAAACCGTCAAGTCGACCTTGATAGCTAAGTGGATAGATGGATCAAAATAAGCAATTGCTGGACGCACTGCTTTGATTCTGACATCGTTCTTGTTGCCACTGACGTCATACCCCTGTGCAAGGTTTTCGTTGGTGACAACCGTGTCTCCAAGAAGTACGTCTACGCGACCTGTCGCATAGATCCACTTTGTGGTGTCACTGCCGCGCATTTGAACATTGCCAGGTGTAGCTGTTGCTGACTGGTTTGATGTTGTGATGTCGAAAGTAAATGTTGTAGTGTTGGTCACGGCTTTGACAGTAAATGTGTTGTCAAATGCTGTACCACCAGCAGTGGTCGTAAGCACGAACGTTTCTCCAACTTTCATGTAATGAGAGTCTGAAGTGACGATTGTTCCAAGGTTTCCACCGGAAACCGCGATTGTATTGATTGCAATATGTGGGCCGTCGCCTGAGTAGCCAGAGCCAATAATGACGTGAGTACCAGCGGCAGTTTGCATGTGCTGGCGATCTTTATTGTCCATGAACACACCGTTGTTTGTCATCATGATGATGAACGCATCGCGTGTCAAGTGCAGTACACCGTGCTCGCCGGCTGGTGACTGTTCTCCAACGTAGTGCTCAAGAAGTGAAAGAGCGCGCTTAGGTGAGTACGAGGCACCGTGAGCTGCTTCATCGTGCACAACAGTGACGTTACTGTCAGACAAGAACATGTTTGGAAGACCTTCAGCAAGGGCAACCTCTCCGTTCCAAAGTTCGTACTCAAGCGCCTTTTGCGAAACTCCTTCGAGTTGCAGCTTGGCGCGAGTGAACTTATCTTCCGCTGGAAGATCGAATGTCGAACGATAGTCTTCGACTTCAAGAAAAATTGGCTTAAGTTCGCGATACAAAGGCGAAGCCGGATTTGACGACGATACGTACGACGTAGAAGAAGTCTCGTCCCAACCACGTACGTAGTTTGGAAGAGTGTTGTACATTTGATAAAAGCCGCGGACCCATTCTTCGTCCATTGCGGCAGTGAGGTGCTCGTTAGGTTTAGCAACTGCGAAAAGACCAAACTCTGTTGGTTCGATCTGTGGTGCTGGGAAGACTCCTCTAAAAGCCATGTTTAAGTTCCTAACTTAATTCGTGTGGTTGTGTCAATGCGGGCAGCCCCGTAGGGCCACCCGCATTCGACAACTTTAGTTGGATCAGTATTCGATCGCTGCTGCGGTTGCGCCACCTGTCGTGTCGCGGAGTGCTGCTGCAACACCGTTCACGTTGATGGTTGACGTAACTACGAGTGATTCAACACCAACCTTGGCAATACCTTCAAAGGTTTCAACGAACATCTTGTAATCGTTGGTTCCTACGAGAGTAGAGTCACGGATGATACCGAGGTCCAATGTTCCACCGTCAAGGAACAAGAATGTTCCTTCAGCGAAGATGTACCACGCGAACGTATCTGAATACTCATTCATTGCACCGGTGCTCTGAGCACTGAAGACGTTGAGGTCGGGCGAGAACGTGATGTTCACTCCACGAGCAGTCAAGTAGCCTTCGATTTCAGAATCGGCAACGTTGATTGAATTGTCACCAGGCATTGCCAGTGTAAGGTCTGCACGCATTGCGTCTTTGATCCATGCTGGAGCGATTACGCGCAACTGCATTGCTGGATCGAGACGATGACGGCTGCGGTATGCAGCGCTTGCGCGTCCGATCTGAACAAGGAAGTCACGAGCAACACCGATAAGGCTTGTTGACGAGACTGCTGTTGAGCCTGCTGTAAGCTTGCTAGCAAGGTACTGCTCGGCTTCACGAGCGTGCTGGATAAGAGCAAGTTCGTTATGACGAGCGACAAGCTCAGGATAAGCGCGTGTCATCAAGTTACCAAACTGGAGTTGCAATGTAACAGCGTCGGTTGCGACGGTTGTTTCAGAGGCTGCAGTGATGGTAAGGCTTGACTTAACGTCTGTACCTGGGTTTGTGTCTGTTGCGTTTGTCCATACGCCAACTGCGTTGCCATAATCTGACAATACTGGTGGAACGATGTAACGGATACCGCCACGGTCAGCCGCGAAGCGTGGAAGCGAGTCGCGCAATGGACGGTCGGTTGTGCCGAATCCAAAGATATCGTACTTAACTTCGAACGGAGTGCTGTGGCCACCAGATGCGACAAGTGCTTGCGGAGAAGCGATTGCCTTGATCTTAGCGACGTTTGACTCTGTGTCCTGGGTAAGAACGCGTGTGTCTGGGTACTTGGTTGTGATTGACGCAACGATGTGCTGCTCGCCATCGCCACCCTTAACACGGCGTAGGCCATGAAGACGGGCGACCATTGCTTCTGCAATATCGTTTGAGTCGTTGATAACCGAGCCTGCTGTGTATCCAGGGATGTCGGCTCCAGCGGTGATAACCATTGGAGCTTCCTCGCGGCCCTGGACTGGGCGACGGTCGGCTGGAGCTTGGATTTCTACGTCCTGCTCCTCGTTGTGTGCGGCGGCGGTCACTGGTGCCTCCTGACCTTCCTGCTCCTGTGGAGCATTTGTGATTTCTTGTGTGCTTGCTTCTGCTTCAGGAGTTGCTTCGACAGCGGCGACTTCGGTCGCAACTGCGGCCTCTGTTACTTCTGCTTCTACTTCTACTGCAGCTTCTGCAATTGTGTTGGTCGATAGTTCGGATGCCAATTCCACGTCAGTTGAGAAAAGAGTATTTTTCTTCTTCTTTTCTTCGTCTTCTTCTTCTTCTTCATGCATTCCCATCATTTCTTCTTCAGCTGGCACTTCTTCCTCTTGCGGGGTTTCTGTGTCTGCTGGAGCTTCTTCTGTTGGAGCTTCTTCTTCAGGAGTTTCGTTCATGCCGTCTGCTTCACCCTTGACACGCATTGCGGCTTCAGAAGCACGTGCGGTAAGCTCTTGTGAAAGAGCCTCACGTCGTGTTGCTTCATCACGCACTGTGTCAAGCATGTCAGCAAGAGCTGTCATGGCGTCAACTGTTTGTGGGGTTGGATCTTCACCCTCGACCGTTTCGAACTCGGACACGATTTGAGACTGAAGTTCGATGACTTGTTCATCGGTCAGTTCTGTAATTGTGTCGAGCATTTGCTTGATACGGTCCACTGTCCCTCCTCCGGGCCAGTCATGACAAATCTCTTATAGATTCGTCTGGGTTTCTGTCCATGGAGAGGGACTCACGCAAAAAATGCTAGAGGCACTCGCCTAGGCTTTATATTATCAAATACGTACTAAGTTAATAGTCGCATTAGCTTTCCCATTTGGCCGGACACGTCCGACTGGGAAAATAAATCTGATCCTGTTTGGAACTTGCGAAGATCTGCTGTAGCTTCAGCAGAGTCTTTAGCTCCAATTTTGTCGCTTACTCTATCGACCATGTCGTCGATCAGTTGCTTAAGAACTGGTGGAAGGTCGGAGTAGCGAAGCTTTTCGTTATCGCTGCCAAATGGTAAAGGCAGGTTAGCAAGAACAGAACCGAGCTCTCTTGCCACTGATCTAACGCCTTCTAAGCCTTTAGAATCAATCCCACCTTGGTCAATTCGGTCAACGATATTAAGCAATTTTGATGCTGCAGCGACAGCGTCAGTGTAGTTTCCTATTTTTGCTAGTCGCTCAGCCGCATCTGCTTCGCCTGCTTCTTCGTTAAGACCAGCCTTACCTAGGTCAATTTTTAGTCGCGCAAGAACATCGCGAAACTTACCTTTGTCATCGCGTGGTTGGTTTACTCCAGAAATAAACTTGCCAGGAGCTGCGGGTGCTGCTGGAGCAGGGGCTCCAGAATCAGCTGCCGTAACTGCTTTTAAACTACCACTTTTGTCCACTGAAGTGCCCTCCAGAGCCGACGCAACGCGTGCTTTTAGTTCAGCTACTTGCGTAACAGCTTTGGCAGCAGCAACGCGAGCTTGAAGATCTGTAGGCGCGTCTTCATCTAACAACGATGCCGACTTCCATTTTTCTGGAATAAGGTCAGGCTGGTCAAGCCCACGAGCACGCTTAATGATGTGGCGTCTCACGAGTGCGCGCTTAGCTGGTGATGATCGACCGTAAGACTGAATTGCGTTTTTAAGATCTTCGACGTTGCTAATTGGAAACGAACCATCAGGCAACGCTTTACCGGCTTTAGCAAGTTTACGACGTTCACGCATTGAAACTGTAAACTCATCATCAAACTCACCAGAAAACTCATGGATTCGAGCTGAAAGTTCGTCTGCTTTAGCAGAAAGTTCTGCTTGTTTTTCAGCACGAATACCGCTGAAACGTGCACGCGCATCTTCTGCTTTAGCGCTTAGCTCGTGTGTTTTTTCAGCTTCAAGAGTCGCGATACGGCTTGAAAGTTCCATGATCGGGTCGTTCTTCATCTTCGCAAGAACTTGAGCACCAGCGGCGACAAGTGCGTACACTTGGCCAGAGGCTACTCGAGCACGAGCAATTGGGAACCCAGGAACGTTTACTTGGCAAACGGCTACAAGCTCGAGTGCACCGCCGATTGGGCGCCAGTCGCCAGACGGAGCAGACGCGCGAAGTGCACGCACTTGCTCTGGGCTAGCAGATGATCGAAGAGATCCAGCAACCCAGATACCGTATTGATCTTCTCCAGCATGAACGTCCGCGATTGCTGAACCAGTGTCGTCATAGTGACGAGCGGCGTCAACAGCGCTAGCCTCAAGTGAAGCGTGTCCGCCGGCAAGGGTTAGCTGCCCAACTTGATAGTCTTTTCCATCGTCAGCACGAACTACGCCGGTGTGGAAGTACGCGTACTTGCTCTTGCTGCGTGGAGGGCGTGTTCCGTACGCCATTCCGATGTGATCAACGTGCCATGCAGCGATGTGGCCGAAGACTCGGCCATTGTCGTCTACTGACAGCGGTGTAGGGCCTTTAAGAGCTGGATCGGTAAACCATGTAGCTGGAGGTACTACAGGAATTGCACCTGCAATAATTCCACATGCTACGATTGACTGGGCTTCGACCCCGTCCATGTCTTCAACATAAATTCCGTCAGGAATCATTGTATGACCTTCCTCTTGACCATCGACTGCACCGTCGTTGATATAAATACTGCATTCCTCGAACGCAGGCTTAGGTACTATCGTAACCGCCATTACTCGTGCGTGAGTTATGTTTATCTTGTCTCCACCGATTTTTCCCTCGTCTTTGGAGTCGTCACCGGCTTCTTTTTTGGATTCTTCGTTTGCCTCAAACTGGTCGAGATCTGCCGAAACACCACGAATGAATCCATTGCGAACCATGCGCTCAGCTTCATTGCCGTGAGCACCAGTGTCAAAAACGCCTGTAGCGTTTCCGATACCGTCTGCAGTTCTTTCCATGTGGTCGATACGGCCCACAACTACTGACCCAGTGTGGCCGTCAGCTGTTTTGATCTGCCATAGCAATGGTAAAGGAAGCTCGCGAATTTCGATAGCACCTTTCTTGAACTTTCTACCGTCTCCCGACTCACGATCCTCAGGGATAACGAGTGGAATAGTGAACGAGGCGCCGCCAGACATTGGGCTGCCATCTGCTAGTAGGACACGGCTGCGAGCATCTTGTACTCTAGCGTGTAAGTTACTTTTTTCCATGATCTGATCTTCTTCCAAGACGTAATAGTTGTCGTACGCAGCACTTGCCTTGATACTTTTCTTCTTACCGATGTTAAATTTGCTTCCTGGCCATACGCCAGTGGCTTCTTTATGGCGAAGTGCGCAATATCCTTTAGCACGAATTCCCATATATTTTACGAGGTGGTGGTAGCATCTCGTCCAGTCGCCTGGAGTGTTCCAACGAATCTTTATAGCGCCACGGCCGTACAGCCAATAGTGGCGAAGTTTCTCTGCCTGACCTCTGTTGCGGTCAAGGCCACCTTCTGCGGTAAGTGGCTTGGCGTCCGCTGAATCATTGGCGTCCGCTGAATCAGCAGTGCCATCGACTTGCTTAAGAACCTCGATGAGGTTGTCTCCGTCTAACGGTACAACTGGAGGAGGTGTTGCTGACTTAAGGTCAGCGAGAATGCTGTCGTCTTTAACCCACTTGGCTTCACTTCTTTTGAAGACAGCAGGCTCTGTTGAGTTAGTGTTTGCTGGCACAATACTTACGAGATCAAAAACAGCTGTTAAATCGTCTGGAGAAACAATTGCCATGTACATTGGCTGAACATCGCTCGTTTGAGGAGTAAGTTCTTTACCAAGTCCGTTTGCTTTTTTCGCGGTAGATACATTAGCTGCGCGCTTTTCAACTATTACTTCAGCTTCGCCAGATGACATAAGCGGATTGTAGTAAAGATTAAGGCTTGGCTTTTTAGCAAAAGCATTCTTAAAAAGAGGATGCTTGCGAAGATCGCCCATGCTCTTATAGCTTATGCCTGTCTGTTTTTCACGCTGTTTCGTGTACTTAGATATTTCAGATTCAACGTCTCGCACTGGCGCTTTAACGTCGCTAAAGGCTTTGCCATTTGCTGATGACCGCTGCTGCATTACCCATCCCGGGTAGTCATACAAAACTTTCTGTAGCTGATCTGGAGTAAGTGCTGGTAGTCCACCGGGAACTGTAGCATTTGGCCTGTCAATTGGTGCTCGAGGTTGGCCAAGAATTCCTGTGACGTCTAGCGGCTCGCCTACAGCATCGGTCACTGGAGTAGCCTTTGTCGTAGGCTTAAAGTCTTCAGCAGCTTGTGTATCTGCAGCGCGTACTTCGCTAGATGACCCATCATCACGCTGAACAGTCACCATTCCAGTGCTGCTGTTAATGCCAGTGATTCGACCAGTATTAGCTGGGTTGTTGCCGACAACTACACGAGAGCCCATGGCTGCAAATTTTCCACCGCGATCGCGGACTTGCTTTCTTGCGTTTGCTGACCGTTCTTTAGGAGAATACACTCCATCGTTAGCAGTTGTTTTTGTCGCGCCGATTGGGTCTTCTCCAGCCGCAATGAGCGAATCAATAAATTCCCAGTCGATGTCTTCCATCGCTGCCGCAACCATTGCTGTTTCTTTTTCGTCAAGGTCGTCAACTGTGATTGAAGAAAACGGAACTTGTTGGAATTTTGCTGACAAAATTAGTGCTGAGTCGGGGTCAACAAAAATGTGCGACTTTTCAAAGTCATCTTGTGGATCGTCAAGCGCATTGTCAAACGTCAAAATGTCGCTGTCGGTGTGGCCTAAGTCGTCCCAAACTCCGTCGTCCCATACAAAGACTTCTCCTGCAGCGTCAAGCATGTAAAGGCGATCAATGCCGTCGGAATCGTGACGTACGCGTGCTACGAACTCTGGGGCGTTTTCAACACCAAGCTCGTGTGCAAGTCTAAACGCATCAATGTCTGTGTCATAGTCGCCGAAAGTTTCGTAGTCGTCAGGCGATGCTCCACTCGCGCGTAAAGCATTATTTTCACGCTCTACGATTTGCTTTGCCCAGCGCCATCCAGCGTCTCCGCCCCAAAGAGCCCACGCAATTCGACCACTAGATGGAAATCCATCTTGGCCAGGCTTATAGCCTTTGCCTTTTTTATCAACTTCATGGCGAGGAAAATACTTTGCGATGTGCCGTATTTTTCTTGGCCCAACCTGACCACCGTTGGCAAGAATGCGAGCGGTGCCAATCCCGACAGGCGTGCCACCACGATCAAATTCTTTACGCCACTCAAGAGCTTTTTTTGCTTCTTCTTGTACTGCTTTTGGGATAGTGTACATGCGACCAGCGGCAACAACAGTTTCGATTTGAAGGTCTGACAGTGCACCGGAAGCTAAGTCCATGTACATATCGTCGACTTTTTCTTCAGTCTTATTCCATGGCTGAATGTACGACAACGTCTCAAGACTGCCGATGTTTTCAACCATGTTAGTAAGCGTGTCGACAACGACACTATTCTTACCATCGGTAAACAGTAGATAACTACCAGATTGACCAAAAAGTGTGATCATTTACTGGCACTCCTATTCTCATCAGCGTCGTCATTTATTGGTCCACCTGTTACCCAGGCGTCGCATGTTCTTGTCGATGCGCACTTGAAATCAAATGCTTCGCAATAACCAAGCTGCGCAGCATCAATCGCGTCCCATGCATCTTTTTGGCCTGATCCGCCTTGAGAAATGCCGCTAGCGATGCAGTCGCGCATCTTTGTCGTAACTACAAACATAGCACAGTTTCCGCACACTGATTGTTTCGATTCTTCTGGAGTCACAGACCAAATCTCAGCTTTAGCAGCCCAGAATGAATGATTAGGATACTCAGGGTTAAGCGGGCCATAGCCAGCGGTGCGTATGGCCTTACGACGATTTGTAAGGTTAACTGAAATGCTTTGAGTTGCGGGAGGGCATACGTCAGTGCTGATAGCGTTACCTTGCGGCTCTTCAGCGGCAGCTGTGACAGGCTCTTCAACAGGCTGGCTGCTGATATCTTCAGACTTAACAAGTCCGCCTGCAGCTTGTTTGCTGTCGTACGTCGTAATAAACCCAACAGGGACGTCTACTTGATACAACTGGTACTGATCTTCAAGCGCGTCAAAAAACCTTGAGTTGACCTGCTGCCATCCGCTGCTGTCGCGAACAAACGAAGCTCCTTTTTCCATGCTTGAAAAAATCAAGTACGGTATTTCGTCTGAAGACGCGTCTACTAGCGCGTAAAGCTCATCTGTGCCAGAAAGCTCTGATGGCCACTGTGCTTTTGTAACGTCTTGATCTGTCATACGCTTTTTCCGCCTCGTATCTCATTCTGTTCTTGAGAACTTTTGCCAGTATAGTCCGAGGACTCGACTGGTCTTATTTTATATTGTATACCAACGCTTGAGAAAGTGCCTGTATCAGTTTTTGCATCAAACTCAAGGTCTTCACCGACAAAGTCGATAAAGAATCGTTTTCCACCATTGTCATCTATCGCTATAATCGCAAGCGAGTAGTCATCGGCAGATATTGGCAATATCACTCGACTTAGGCTATAAATAATGTAGACGCGACCTTTTCGCGGCCCAGACATAACCTCAAGTGCTGCCGGCTCCATGATGTAACTTCCAGACATTACAAAATACTCTAGGTCAGATATGTAACTAGAACCGCTAGACTCTCCAGAAGAAGTCACAGGTGACTCGCTGAGATTATCCATGGTCCCGTCCCAGGTACGGGTGTGGATTTTCTTTAGCAGCTGACCAATCAAGACTCTTATGGCCATCGGAAGATCGAGTGCCGTCATTTTTTTAAGTGCGGATAGTAAGCCGCCGTCTGGCAATTCCCCCGACAGGCCTTGCTCAATTAGCGCGTTAAGCTGCTCTTTGTATCTTTCTTCTAGTTCTTTTGATTCAGGCTGCTTAACGCCTACAGGAATCATCCATTGATCTTTTTCTTTAGCTACATCAATAAGTTCTTTAATACTGTCTGCTTTAGCTGGCTTCGGGACTACAATAGTTTGCTCGTACGGGTCGTACACCTGTGGCTCGGTGATGCGGTCGTGTATGTAGTAAAATCCTGTAGGGTACCGAACAATAAGTCTGCTCATGTCTTCGTCTGCGACTACGGCTTTTGATCCTACTGGCGCCGGAAGGAACTTCATACCAGCAGAAAGCAGTGTCCCGGTGAGCTCGTGGAAGTCAACACCTGCATCGTCTGCAGTGTCGCTATTAGAAAGTTCTTTTATAGCGTCATCTAGGTCAGCGACTTCGTCAGGATAGACTCCAATACCCGCGGACTGCTCGACCTGCCTGCGGTGCACGTTTCCGATTTCTATAACAAAATCTTCTATTGCTGTTTCTCCAATATTAGCTATTCCGCGATCTTTCAGCATCTTTATTAACGGTGCGCGGACCTCCATACCGACTGCTATGCGAGACGCGTCAGCAAGATCAAGTGTGTGCTTAAACAGTGTCTCGCTTGAGTTCACATTTATCGCGTCAAGTATGTCTCGGCCTTCAACACGTTTGCCGTAGTCGTCGTCATAGTTTGCGTACGCGCCTAGCTTTTTTAGAAGTTTTTTCGACTCAAACAGAATTTCGCCTGTAAAAATTCGTGTCGACGGCGTAGCGCCAGTGTAGACAAATTCATCCGCTGACGGGGTCGTAAACACGTAGTCCGCACTGCCATAACTAATATCTTGGGCCGACGACTGCCCTGATTCTTGATTTCCTTCAAATACTCTAGTAATAGTTGAGCGAAGTGCTGTACTTTCAATAAAATCAGCTAAGTATTTGGTAGTGGCATCTATGACCGTTTGGCGAGGTAAGCCAGTTACAGAAGATGCTTGTTGTTCTTCCATGAGCGTAGCTCTGACGTTGTAAAAGTTTATAACGTGCGTGAATGATGCGACGCCTGTTGTATCTGCCAGCGCTTCTCCTACAGCGTCTGGCATAACGTACGAAAGAACTCCAAGTCTGTCTGCTTCAACAGTGACGTCGTCGGCGGTGATCCCCCACTTGTCGGCAATTTGTTTGAGCAGCTCTGCTCTTTTACTGCTATCTCTTTCATACGTTGTCGCATCTGTCTGCTTGGCAAACAAGCTTAACATCTTATTTTCAACTAAGACTCGCAAGTCTTCTTTTGTGCTTGGCCGAGGATACCGCACGCCTACAGCCGTCATAGCGTCGATGATGTCTTGTTCAGTTGCACCGCGTGGAAGATCAATATGCACCATGCCGTCAAATGAATTGGCCCCAAGACCGAATTGGCCGTCGTCGTTTACGATTACGCTGATATTTACGTCGCTGTCTTTACTTGCAGTTGGCATCTCCATTTTGTACGTTTTTCCGGCCCATTTAATTGGCGATGACGAGAGCATTGGGTTTTGCATGTCAGGGTTGTACATCAGCTCATCGTCTATTACTACGTTGCCCTTATCGTCGATGCGGGCAGAAGGAACCTCAAGCGGGCCTTCTTCCCAACCAGCAAGTCCACTACTGGGGTCACGATTATCCTTAAAATCTTCAAGCGCCCAGTGCGTTAGCTTAAACCGAAGACGTACTCTGTTTTCTCCTGTCGCTTTGTCAATAATGCTATTGACTCTGACTTCGAGGTCTTCAATATCTTCACCGTCCGCAAGCGCTGAAAGCCCTACAACGTGGCCACGGTCTGGAGCTGACATCGTCTGGACCGCGGCCCTAAGTGATGGAATGCCTTCAACTATGGACGTGGAAAAGTCTATTTTTTCAGGAGCTTTTTCTATAGTAGTAGACTTTGCTACTGGCGGACTCCAAGGTTCATTTGGATCTATAGAATCTCTTGTCTGGTCAACGACTGCAACTCGCATAACGCGAATAGTTCCGTCAGCGTCCTCGATTTTACTGATAACTCTGAATGTAGTACCTCTATCGAAAGTAACTTCGTGTTCATCAGCGTGGTCTGTGCCGCCGCCTAGATAGCCCGGCAGGTAAATAGCTCTTGTACCAGCGGGAGCTACAATCTCGAGAACAAGCTTCGGTGACTTCGTGCCCGGCACCCGATCTGCGTCGTGTGAAGACGCCCATTCTTCAGCTATTGCCAGGTCGATTGTAGCAGATCCGTACGCGCTGTCTTGGAACAAATCGCCTACTTCATACGATCTCATCAACTCATCTGAATAGTCGCTGTGGATTCCTCTGTACAGGACCATGTCTTCTGGGATTGTAGGCGCTTTCTTAAATAGCATGTCCATGCTATAAATGTTTTCTATAATAAACTTAGCCTTTAGAGGCGATATGACATCGTCTCCAGTTTCTTCTCTAGTGACTCTTATTTGATTACGAAGAAGTCCGTTAATAGTAAAGAAGTCGTCACCTTGGTATGCCCATATCCCGCTTGACGCACGCTCTTGTTCGTCTGTAACGTCTTCATTGATGAATGGGTCAACAGAAAACTTTAATTTACCGTAGTAGTCATCAAACAGCGCCTCGAGTTCACGCCAGGTTTTAGGCGCCGGCATCACCTGCCATTGCGGATTGATGTTAGCAGCATCAACTTCTGATTCTTTTACTTTTTCGACGGGAGGTAGCTCAGGTTGAACTGCTATTGCTTCTACCTTGATCTTTTTTCTTCCGTCAGCCGCTGAGTCGTCTTTGCTGATCACTCTGAACTCAGTTCCGCGAGCCATTAAAAATTCGTCTTCTGGCATCTGGTCTGGGAACGCGACGCCTTCGCCGCCAAGAGCATCTGCTACATAAATTCCTTTTGTTCCAGGTGTGGCCACAATTTCAATTATGTAAAGATTATTGTTGGTGTTGTTTGGAAAACTTGACGCTCTGTTTTCAGAAGTAGTCGTAGATACATATGCAAGATCTCTATATGTATCTCCAACCTCAAGGCCATCGAAGAACTTAGATACGTCTTTCCCTCCGACTCCTCTATAGAATGTCGCAGGTATTCCAATTGGTTGCGCACCTTCGATTACGGCATCAATGCTGTCAATGTACGCTTTTGCTCGCGCTATTCCAGATTCGACAGGAAGATCGGCTTTAGCAAGATATTCTGCTGCTGCGGTTTCACCAGTACGAAGAAGCGTATTGATGACTTCATACGCGCGTGTGTTCGCGTACGCGTCCAACGCTTCTGTTACTTCAGTCGCGTCAAGCTCTTCTGCTGCATCTTCTATTTCGCTTCCAGTGCTAAAGTCGATGCCTTCGCCCTGCTCTAAGATTGTAATTTTCCAGACTTGTTTTACACTTCCTTTGATTTGAGTTATTTCGTCAATTCTGTACTTAATACCTGCTGGAAGAAGAACTTCTTGTTCTGTACTTTGTGAAAGTTTTGCGCCTCGAACATTAGGCCCTAATGTAGTCACAAGTTGAATAGGCGCCCATTGCCCTACGCCGAGCGTATCCAATTCTCTAGGCGCGGTAGCGAACGACTGAAATGCGCGATCTGTGACAATGGATCCTTCTTCAAGATCTTCGGACCCATCCCAAGTACCAACGCCTCGATATAAAGTAAGCCCTTCTGGAAGCTTTGTCTCCATTAGGTAGCCTTGCATAGTCGGGTAGTGCTCTGATGCTGTTTTTTCTTCGTCTCTTAAGGATTGATTTATTGCGTCGGAGTACTTACCGGCGTAGGAATCCATTTGTATCCAAGAATATTCGTATTGTTTTTTCTTTGACGGTGGTTTAAGTACACCTGACAGCCAGTCGTATATGGCGGAGTACCATTCTGTAGTGCCTTCGACAAGTTTTTCTATATCCGCATCATCATCTGCATCACTATTGTTCTCTTTTGCATAGGCAAGAAAATCTTCAAAAGTTTCTGGAGTGTACAACGTAGTATCTGTCTCGTCAGCTTTTACAAGTTGCTGAATTTCAATTGATTTTTCTTCTGCTTCAGGAGATTCCGCTGCGCTACGCTGTTCGAGAACGATCTTCGTATATGTATGATCGGCGTCATACGGTTCACCGGTGTCTATGTTCCAACCTTTGCGCTTTTTTGTGACTTTTTCAACGCTGACAACTCTGTATCGTCCATTTTTAAGCAAAGCTTCATTTTCTGCCATTGCCGTAAAATCGCCAATTGCCAGACCTTCAGGGTCTGTAATAAACAATGCAACGTCGCCAATATTGCTAGGATCGCCGAAGCCTATAGCTGTAAACAGTCCGTCATCATCTGAAGTTCCACCGCCTTCGCCAAATTTGGCCCACGAACTTGGCCGCATTGATATTTCTTGCCCAACAGCGGTAAGAGCATGCAGTGGGTGTTCAGGGCTGTCGATGTCTACGTCTTCGAATGTAAGAGTTCTTACAAAAGTTCCGTCAAGTTTTCCAGCAAAAGACAACACATTCAAAAGTATTCCTGCTAAACTTCTGCTGTGCTCATTTTGAGTGCCATAGCCCACGTCTAATAAGCTAGGATCATTCATAATAGCCGCGTAGCTTCTCCAGAAGTTGTACAACGATTCGTGTATTTCCTGCACGTCCGTTAAGGATCCTGGACTTATCCCTGACAGATTTTCACTAGTGCGTTGTCCTCTGAATCTTTTGATTCTGGCTGCTATGCCTTCTTCGTTGTTTCTTGTCCCCGTATATGCAGCTCCACTAGAGTACGCAGCTATAGCTTGCGCAAACAAAACGCCAATCGCGTCTGCAAGTCTAAAGCGTGCGTCGCCGTCTTCATCGGTCTCAATTTCGACGCCTAGCAGAGTCCTGAGGCCACTTCCAGGTTTGTTGTAGGTCTCGAGAGGGTAGCTTATGTCGAACGTGCTATTTTGCGCAAACTCAGTTAAAAATTCTGCAAGATCCTTGTACCGCTTTTTTAGACTTGGTACAGTCTTGCCAGTTTTTGGAAAAGTGTACGTTTCTTCAAACTCTTTTTGCGGCAATTCTTCAATGTATGTAGCCCAATTTTCATTGAATTTAGAACCGACAGTCTGGCTTCCACCTTCTCGCAGCAGTTCGACTAAAACTTCGTCAGGTGGAGTTCTATCAATTACAACAGCATCTGCTTCAGCGGGGTTTGACACCTCACTGCCTAGCTTGTTTACTGTTTCTGGAGAGTTGTCAACTTCAGGAACCGCCGGTGCTTTTGCTTTTTTGGTAAGCTTGGCTTTTATCAGCGTCATGCCATCGTCTCGTTGAGTCACCTCGACTATTGAGATTTCGGAATCTCTAGCAAGAAGTATTTCTTGCTGTCCGTCTATTCCCTCAACTTGCCAATTTTTATCTGCAAATTGGTCGTCTTCTGCTAAAGTGGCGTCGATCCCCGGTAAAAAATGAGGAATACTTAAGAATTTTTCACCAGGTGGTATTTCAATTTCATAGACAACTTTCACATCTTCAGCGCCTAATCCATTGGCGACTTCGCCGTAAGTATAGTGCCTCTCAAGACGAGTAAAATCTTCTGCAACCAGCGGAGACAGTGACGTCGATAAATACCTTGGCGATTCAATAGTTTGCCCTACGCGCGGCGCCTTGTCTTTGCTATATATTGTGCCCCGGTAGACTGTCACTGGAACGTCAAACTTTGGAGCTTGATCCATTATTTTGTCGATTTCTTCGACAAACTCTTGTATCCACTCCCTTTCTCCACCCTCAGGCTCCCACTCGCTGTCGCCTTCCTGCTCGGCCATTAGAAAGCCATTGATGTCCTCTGTGCCGTACGTTATGTAGTCTATAAGACCTTCAGACGGTAGGTTGCTAGATTTTTCTGTGAACCCAGCTAACTCATACGCTTTCGCTACTTGATCGAAGGTTACAGGCGACTCTGGCGCTGCTTCAGGAGCCTCGGTAGCCCCTTGCGGGGCTTCAGCTTTTGGGAGGTATGGTTCCCCTAGATAGTAGTTAAGTAAGATTTTTGCATCTTCAACATTAACTATTACTTCAGAGTCTAGTTTTAATGTCAGATACCTGACATTAGCCCCTTCGGCTTTCATCTCGTCGCTGAGAGCCTGTAGAAATGAGGGTGAAGTCGCGGAATCGTAGCCTTCATTTCCTGAAGATCTAATATCCTCATTAACTCTGTCTGCCGCTGCTGCTGCTTCAGCTTCTGTGACGCTACTAGTGCCGCCACCGTCATCGACCGGTTCGGGCGCTGGGGGTTCGACCCCACCGCCGCCTTCATCGTCTTCGCCGGTTTCATCTTTGCCAGCGTTTGGATTCAATGGGACCTTACTGGTAAGGCCTTCCTGCATTTTCTTATAGCCTTCGAGCTGCTCATCCAAGCGTGGTGGCGCTTTGTCCTTGCTCTTTGGATTGGCTTTTTCCTTGTCAGTGCGAGGATCTACCCATGGAGCTTCGTCAGCTGTGATTGTTGTAAGTGTTCCTGGGCTACGAGGCATTCTTGCGACACCTGGACCCCAGTTACCCTTTGGAATTTTTTCAGGATCGCGAGGATCAAGGTCAAAGCGGACTTTAACTGTAAGCCAGTCGTTCTTGTTGTATTCTTCAACAGTACCGGAGTAGCCGTTTTTGTCGCGAACGCGCATTCCTGGTGTAAGGAACACGCCATCTTTGGAAACGCCTAGTGGGCGACCTTGATCGTCAACCTTGTCTGGTGGTGGAAGTTTTGGATTGACAGCGCGACCGTACATCGCCATGTCGATTTCTGACGCAATGTCACCAATCTGATCGCGAAGGACGTCTAAGTTGAGCGAGTCGTTGTTCTTCGAGCCAGGTACAAACGGCGGGATCAAACTTTCAAGATCAAGCAACTCATTTTGCGCTTGCTCAAGAGAAATCGATCCAGACTCGAGGCGAAGACGAATGTCAGCGACCTTGTCGCGAATCGAGCGCGCAAGCGCCTTGTTGCTTTCCTTAAGCGTCTTCATTTCTGGGTCAGTGTCAACGAATGCTTGAAGCGCGTCAAACGCTGTAAGCATTCCTTCTGATGTTCCAGCAGGGGCAGCTTCGTCTGTCACTACTTCTGGTCCAGGGGCTGTTTCAGGCTCTTCTCCAGGTACGTCTGGAGTTGTTGACGGTGCCACTGGCGTTGGCGTTGGTTCGGTTTCTGGATCTGACGGAAGTTCAACAACCTCTGGCTCTGCAACTTGCTCTTCTTGCTCTGGTGCGGTAACACGACCAAACGTTTCTGGCAAGTTGTTTTGCCCAGTGATGACTGAATCTTCAGGATCACTATGGCGCTTGTTGCGAAGATCGCTAACGATTGAGTCAAGAAGTTCGCGTACTTTTGGATTACGACCAATGAGGTCTGCCAAAGTCTTTTTAAGAGCTTCAATTGCCTTAGTTCCAACGCTACGACCGAAGTCATCAGCACCCTTGTCAGCAGCGTCTTGAATTGCGTAGAACACTTTGTCAAGTGCGCCATAGACACTGGTTTCATCTTTTGATGGACCTTCGTCAGACACAGCAGGCGGTGCTGGCGGCACTTCTTCTCCGCCACCTTCTCCGCCAGCCTCTGGAGTTGGCGCTTCAGGAGTAGGCGTTTCTGTAGGCGCGTCTGGCTCAATGTTGGCAGCTGGCATTGGAATTGCTGAACTAGCAACATCGTCAGCGATAGTTTCCTCGGCGCTGGTTGCGACAGGGGCAAATGGCGACTCGTCTGCATCGTTTGTGAAGTCGTAAATCCAGCTAAGAGAGCCAGGGTCAAAAGCTAACTGAGCGCGAGTAGCTACAACGTAGGCAAGATGGATTTCTTCAACAGGAGGATAAATCATTTCTCCAGTTGTTTTGTCCTTGCGCGGGCCGCGGAAGTCGTTACTGGCGCGAACGTTGCCGAACTCGAGGCCTTTCATCTGGTGCGCAGTTGCGACTACGACATCGATTCCAGCCATTTCATCTGAAGCTTCTGCAGCTTCTGCAGCTTCTGCAGTTTTGCCGCCAGAAAGAAGATTCTTTAATTTTGTTAAAGCCTTGCGTGCTTCGGCATCGTTTTTAGCTGGAAGTTTCCACTGCTTATTGGCAGCGTCCCATTTTGCGCCCGCTTTTTTGATTGTTTCTTTTGCCGCATATGTGCCATTGCCGCTGATTGCCACTCCTGTTGGATCGACAGCAAACTGCAAGTCACTTGTAATATTTCCATACGCACCTGCAGACAGGTCATCTGGAAGATCGGAGGTTTCTTGCGGCCCACTCTTTATTTGCGCTTTCGCCTTGTCACCGAATACGCGAAGTTTTTTAATAACGTCGCGAAGACCTTGGACACCTTGCTCATCAACCATGTCGACAAGAATTGATGTTTTAACGCCGAGGTCACTGTCTTCGCCCTTGGCTGCTTCAGCTTCAACTTCGGCCCAGTCTTTGAATGGGCGCAAGTCGTTTGGCATGTTCGCAGGACGCTTTACGCCACTTGACATTCCACCGTTTTTCAGCCACTCGACAGAGTCGACGAAGTTCTTAATATCAGCCATGAAGTTTGCTGGTACGCCGACAACTTTGTCGTCGTCCATAAGACGAATCATGTCGATAAACGCGCCGGCGTTTGATCTTGCGATAATTGCATCGGGATTTTCCATTGTTCCTGGAGAAAGAACTTGACCTTCAGCGCCGCGGCCTAAACCACGATTAACATTTTTGTAGCCAAGTACCTTTTCTTTGAAAGCAAGGAACCTGTTTGCGAATCCGCCAATTTCTGGACCGTATCGCCAAGACTCTGTCAGTGGCAATCTGTGCGGAGCATCAAATGTTTGCAATTGGTCCTTAGCGCCCATGAACTGGTAAATTGCCTGCTCAGGGTCACCAACAAGTACAGCTTGAACGTTTTGACTTCTTATCACGGTGCCAAGAACATCGTTTGTGTCTTGTGCCTCGTCAAGGAACACCAAGTCTACAGGCGCATTGATTCCTGATGCTGTGTCAGAAAAATCTGGCTTGCTAAGCGACCAGATTTTTTTCATTTCACCAAATGAGAATGGAAGCTGGCCTTTTGGATTAAAGATGTCGTCGATCCATGCTTTTGCTGATGCCTGTAAATCAGGTGTTACTGCATCATCAGGGAAGTGCTCAAGAAGATGTACGTCAGAGAATGACTCATCTGCACTTGTAAGGTAGCTGTAGATAGCCTTACGAAGAAGAGCTGCAACCTCATACGGCTTAAGTGTCTCATCGTCAAGAGTTATTGATGGCACATTTAGATACTTTGCAATATCGACGTTGCTGTACATCGCAGTGTCTTTTTGCGCAAATTTCTTAAATAGTTCAGGACGCTGTGTCTTGACAAAAGAATACGCAACAGAGTCAGCAGTGCGGACTTCTACGTTTGCTGGCATTTTTCCACGAGCTTCTTCTGCTGCATTGCGGTTAAACGCCATGTACAAAATTCTCTTCTTTGGGAAGAGCTTCTGAATTACACGAGCGGCAAGATTCAGCGTCGTTGTCTTACCCGTACCAGCCTTAGCGAGAACTACTACGTCGTCGCCAGACAAGATACCGCGAACAACGTTGCGCTGTTGCGCAGTTGGTTGGAACTTTTCTTTGCTGTAGAGTTCTGCTTCGTCTATGCCGTCAGGTAGCGGGATCAGCTCTTCATCACGGTCGTCACTGCCGCGATCAGGAAGCGGGCTTCCGCTACTTCCGTCAATCGCACCTGAAGAAATTCCATCTGGGTCTACGAAGTCTGAAGCGTCAGGAATCGAGCGACTAATGATTTCATCAATCGTTGGAACGCTACAGCTGTCATCGTCGCCTGCGGCCGCAAGTAACGCAGCGGAGCTCACGATGTTTCCGCCACCCTTACAGTTCCATGCAGCAGCGATAGCTTTCTTTGTCTCGTAGTCGAGAAGATCGGCTGTATACTTGTCAACCGCGCTATCAAAGTTTTGTTTCTTCGCGTCGTACTCTGCACCCTCAGCAGCAAGATCAGAAAGTGGCTTGCCTTGTTCGCTAATATGGTCAAGAAGTGCTGGAATAAGTCGAGCAACAGTATATGCGTCTGCATCAGCTGTGTGCCATCCGTTAGATTCGCCAGCTTCTACAACTGGAAGATTTGCGCGTTCTTCAGGAGTCATCCACTCGGGGAGCGGTGCCATTGCATCTTCAGATGTCGCTGGAGCTGCAATGTTAATTCCAAAGAAGTCTGCCAAAGCTCCGAGCGTGTGACGCTCTGGTCCATTAGGATCTGGCTTTACTTTTTGGCTACGCGATGGGATCAGTTGTTGAGCAAGTTTAAGCGTGTCAATGACACCGCCGTTCTGATATTCAATTCCAGCGCCTTCAAGCGCGCTATTGAAAACGCCCATATCGAATGGTGCGTTGTGAGCTGCAAAAACTGCGCCCGGTCCCGCCCACTCAACGAAGCTGCTGTGAGCACCTGCTTTTGGAATGCTGTCTTGAAGAGTCGCATCTGTGAGCGGGTTGCCATCTTCATCTTTAAGGTTTTCGCGAGCCCAGAGTCCAAGCGGTTCGCCTGGATTCATAAACATGTTGAAGTAGTCAACAGGCTTTCCGTCTCGTATACGGACTGCACCGATTGACACAGGCTGGTTTGTGCTGAAGTCACCCTTGTCACGATCTGGGAATCCAGTTGTTTCATAGTCAAAGACAATGATGTCTTTGCCGCGAAGGCGTTCTTTGACATCTTCCCAAGACGTAGCTCCATCAAGCAGTGACGCAATTGGTCCAGTGAACGCCGGTGGCTTTGGAGCGTATGGTGCTTTAGGACGATGAAGCGCTGGCTGCGTTCCCATTTCTGGAACTTTTCCACCGCGAACAGCAGAGATTTCTGTGTTTTCGTTCCACTCTTTGCGCTGAAGTTCGTGTCCTGGGTAGTAACCCTCGACACTGACCTTGCCCTTAGGTGTCTCACTGTCACGGAAGATACGAGAAATTGTGAATGAATCGCCTGCTGTAATGTCTCCAGGTTGAAGGTCTTGCGCTGCAAATCCCATGCTTTGCGCAAGTGACGTTGGCTCGCCTAAGATGTCACTATCAGCAGCTTCTTTATCAAGACCTGTTTTTGCCAAGATGTAGTCGCGGCGACGCTTAAGTGTTTCCTTAAGGAATTCAGCTTCTTTTTTGTCAGTAATGACGCTATCGACGATTTCATCAATACGTCCTGGTGTGATGTTTAGCAGACGACGAGCGCTGTTTTTGAGCTGCTCATCCGTCATGCTTCCAAACACTTCAGCAGACGCTGGGATTCTTGCAAGAAGCTTGTCACGCATGTTGTCAAACTCGAACGCATCATCTCCGAACCAGTCTTTTGGTCCACCAGTTGCGCGCCACATGAGCGCACCGCCTGGATCGAGACGAACGGCGTTGCCTTCGTTATCTGTTACGATGTTGTCGTAGTTAAGACCTGTGACGTCGTAGTTAGACAGCCACGCGTCTATAGCGAATCCATCATGAAGTTGCGCGCGGTACGCAGTGCCTTTTTTCGACCTAAGCACTTCGTAAGCGTTTGTCTGCGCTCCCGGGATAAGTGGAGTAATAATCTGAAGCTCATCGCCAATGTTGCCAAAGCCTACGACAGACGAGCGAATTCCAAATTCTTGGTAAAACGCAGATGCAAGAGCTTCGTTTTCACCGTTTGATCGTGAGCGTGCTTGCTTTGCGTAATACGTGCTGCCATCTGGTGCGCGATAGAAACCGCCAGGATTGCTTCCTTCAGACTCACCGTATCTTTCCCAATCGGAAATGTCGCCATACGTGTCAACGCCGAGGAACCCGAGATCGTCTCGCATGTCGCTCATGCTTCTTGAAGTTTCTTGTGTCTGTTCGATTGTCACAATAAAGTCGTCTGGACGGCCTGTGATCCTCGATGGTTGGCGCGAAATGTCTGTTACGCGATACGAACCGTACGCGAAATGCTCTTGTTCTCCAACGAACCATGACAAAGATTCTGCAGAGATGGACGTTGCCTTGCCTGGAGCTACTCTGAAGATTACGTGATCAACCTCTGGGTCAGTAGGGCTGTACATCGCATCGCCAAACGTTCCTGTCTGGAGTGACGCTGACGTAAATGAACGAGGGTCGATATCAAATGTTGAACCGACTGTTGTGTATGTCTGCATAAGCGGATCGTCAGAACGTACGCCAATTGATCTGTAGAGCGGAATGTCGTTCGGACGACCTGCTGCTTTCACAAGTCTGTAGAAAGCTGCGGCTGACGTCGTGCTCGTAAGATCATCTACGCCAGTTGCTATTGCTTTCTTTCCAGCAACGAATTCTGGATAGCCACCGTAGTTACTTATAAGTTCGTCATAAGCATCTTTCGACTCGTCTGGAATTCCTATGGTGCGCTCAACAGCGCTAAGAAGCGCGCTTCTAAAGCTGTCAGAAAACTTAAGGTCGCGCTCTTCATGTGATGACCCACCGTCAAGCGACATCATCATTCCCCAAAGTCCGCGGAATTCTTCACGCTCTTCTGGATCCGCACTAGTTGCTAGTGGAAGATACTGATCGAGAATCTCAGCAAGGTTGATGTCGTCGTAGCGATCGTCATTGTCTTGGCGGCGCATAAGATCGTTTGCAAGATCAATAAGGTTCTGGTTTGGCTCGACAAAGTTTTCAAGCTGAATTACGGCGTTCTGCGCAGGCGATGGATACGCAAGACGCTCGTTGAGTTTCTTCGCGAGCATGATGTCACGGTCACGCGGGGTTTCGTCAAGTACCTGGCCTGTGAAATCATCACTCGGTGCGCTAGTCCCGTACTCGCTGTCAAACGCGTTCTTTAGCTCCATAACGCGTTCCATGTTCGTCATGTCACGATCTTCGTCGCCTAGCGCTCTGTCGTACAGCCCAGCAAGAATAATATCTGGGTTTACATCATTTTCTTTTAGTGCTGCAAGAATAGCTTCTGCTTTAATTGGCTCGTCACCTGACGCAAACTTAAGTGATCCGTATCCTGTTGCGTCATTGCCATCGCTAGGAAGAATAGCGTCTGACAGTGCTTTACCAAGCTCCGCAACGCCGAATCTAGTTGCAAGTTGTTTTGGATCATCTGTAAAGTCGATGCTTACTTCGTTCGTTCGTCCCTTTGGAACATACACACCAAAAATGTCAGGCTTGTACGCGCCGGGAGGAGTGTCAAATACCTCGTCGAACATCTCGACAGCAAACCCGTCTCCGCCATCTTCGGTTTCAATAGGCTCAAGCTCATCGAGGCCCTTAATGTCGTCTGGATTGTATTCTGAGGCAGTGGCAGCTTCGGCAGCAGCGCGCTGGCTTCTGAACTCATCGTCGAATTCTTTGTTAGTAAATCCGCCTCTAAAATAGTCATGATCATCGAGCAGTTGGTCTATGTATTCACCAGCTTGTGTTGGCATCGCATCAACGTCATCAGGAGTTACTTGGTTTTTATCGTTAGTAGCACCTAGCGCGATAATCGCATACTTACCGTCAGGCTTGCGAATTAGGATCTCATCGCCATCAAAGGCAGTAAACAGCGCAACTGATCTTTTAGGAATGTCAGCGTAGGTTTCACCGCCACTCAGTTCCTTCAACACATCGGCGACAGGTACGCCATCAAGAGCTTGGAATATCGCATCGAACTTGTCGTTAGGTGTTGCGTTCGGATCCTTAGAAGTTGCGAGTGCTTCTTTGTAGTCAAACTTGTCGCTAGGCAGCGCTCGTCTGAAACTGTTTTCGAAGTCACGATCGTCAAAGCCGCCTTCAGCGAACATAAGTCCTGCGTTAGAACCAATATTAAGCAGGTCACGTAGAACCTCTGCAGCTTGTATTGGCATTGAGTCAACATAGTCAGGAGTTACTTGGTTCTTTTCGTTAGTAGCACCTGTTTCAATAACCGCATATCTGCTGTCAGGTGTGCGGATATAGAACGTTTGGGATGTGCCGAATACTACTTCTGAGCCTTCAGGGATATCAGCGTAAGTTTCAGTGCCGCTGCCGTATTCGGAAAGATCTGGCAGTGCATCTTCATCAGTGACAGGCGTGCCCTTTGCTGTTCTAAATACAGCATCAAACTTCTCGTCCATAGACGCTTCTGGATCTCTAAGAGTCTTGACTGCTTCTTTGTAGTTAAACGTGTCGCTAGGCGCATTTTTGACGAAACGGTTTTCGAAGTCACGGTCGTCAAAGCCACCCTGAGCAAATGCAAGTCCTGAATCAGGGCCTATGAAAAGCAAGTCACGCAGCCACTCTGTAGCTTCTTTTGGTAGGTCGTCGACGTAGTCAGGAGTTACTTGGTTCTTTTCGTCGTAAGCACCAGTCTCAAGGAGAGCGTATCTGCCATCAGGTGTGCGGATATGGAATGTCTGTCCATACTCACCGAAAACTATTTCTGAGCCTTCAGGGATATCAGCGTAGGTTTGACCGTCAAGCTCTGGCAGTGCATCTTCATCAGTGACAGGCGTGCCCTTTGCTGTTCTAAATACAGCATCAAACTTCTCGTCCATAGACGCTTCTGGATCTCTAAGAGTCTTGACTGCTTCTTTGTAGTTAAACGTGTCGCTAGGCGCATTTTTGACGAAACGGTTTTCGAAGTCACGGTCGTCAAAGCCACCCTGAGCAAATGCAAGTCCTGAATCAGGGCCTATGAAAAGCAAGTCACGCAGCCACTCTGTAGCTTCTTTTGGTAGGTCGTCGACGTAGTCAGGAGTTACTTGGTTCTTTTCGTCGTAAGCACCAGTCTCAAGGAGAGCGTATCTGCCATCAGGTGTGCGGATATGGAATGTCTGTCCATACTCACCGAAAACTATTTCTGAGCCTTCAGGGATATCAGCGTAGGTTTGACCGTCAAGCTCTGGCAGTGCATCTTCATCAGTGACAGGCGTGCCCTTTGCTGTTCTAAATACAGCATCAAACTTCTCGTCCATAGACGCTTCTGGATCTCTAAGAGTCTTGACTGCTTCTTTGTAGTCAAAGCCACCGTCGTCGTCATCGTCATCGTCACCCTTGTCTAGCTCAGATTTGATGTACGCATCGATTGCTGGATCGTCCATGTAGTCTTGCTCTGATGGCAAGTTACGAGTGCCTGCGTCGTCTGGCTCGCCGTCATCGCCAGGCATGAGAGTGCGTGAAGATCCGGGGAACGCATCGATTTTTTCGCCCTTGCTGATTTTCTTCAACTCAGGGATAATCTTGCCAACGGATTCTGCAGTTGCAATGCTGTCAATGAAGTCTGGGCCTACGTTGTCGTAGCGATAAATTCCGCCGCCCTTGCCGTCTTTAGAAGTAAACTGTACGAACAGCGAACCTTGTTCTGGCGAGTACGCCATGCGGCTAACTGCTGTGCTGCCTCGTGTGTCGATTTCTTGAAGACCTGTCGGCTTGGCTGCTGGAGCTGCTTGCTGTCTTGCTGGCCACAAAGCATCAACAACATCGTCGAGCTGTTCTTGCGGAAGGTCAATGATGTCGTCAAGCTTAGCTTGCTTGATTTTTTCGTCGACTGGTTTGCCGATCTTGTCGATGATAAAGTTTTTCTCTTTATCGCCGTCGGTATGTTCGATTCCGCGAAGGTTAACGTTGCCATTCTTTGGATTTGTCCAGACGTCAAGTGGCGTAACTTCACGATCTTTTTCGTGGTACTCGAACTTAAGATCTTTTTTATCTGCGATTGCGGCGTCAATTGCAGCGCGACGCTCGCTTGGCACAATTGCGTCAAGGTCACTGACGTTCGATGCTTCTGGCGAAGCTGCGGGTGCAGCTTTTCCTGCGCGAATAGCTTGAAGCTCGGCGTCGTATTTTTTGATCTCTTCAGCAGGGTTAATGAATTTGCCTGTAGCCTCATTCTTCATGCTTCTGCCGAGCGGGACGGCGTACAGCTCGTCGAGCTTCATACGAACTAGAGCTTCGCGGTCGGACGCTCCGTCATATATGTTTTTATACGTATCGAACTTCTTAGGGTCTTTATCGCGAAGGTAGTCAAGCTCTGTTCCGCTAATAACTTGGCGCACGGCGTCAGCGGTAATATTTCCAGCGAGAAATTGTGCGACTGCGGCAGCAATATTTTTTGCTTGATCGGGGTCAAGATTTCCACTGTTGACTTCAGCACCAATTACGCGAGCAACTGAATTCATGTCGCCTTTAAGATCGGCGGCATCTTGAAGCGCCCAGTACAAACGGTCAACTACAGGGTCAGTGCCAGGTGTTACAACTGATGGTGGCGGTACGATGTTGTATTTTTCCCAGCCGATTTCGGTACGAGCTTCTGGAGGGAAATTGTCTTCTGGACCGTTGTACTTCCAAAATCCTTCTGATCCGCCAGTTTTTATAAAGTCCCAATTTTTTGGGTTCGCAAGGTCATTATGGAAACGTTCTTTTGTTTCGCTAGTTTGAGCATCAGTAGACTGCGGCGCATCGATAACGGCGCGCACGGCTTTATCATCGACTTGACCAGCAATGTACTGCGCCATTACTGCAGCAATGTTTTTTGCCTCGTCAGGCTCAATGTTGCCGTCATTGACTTCAGCGCCAAGTGCACGGGCGAATGAGCCCATGTTACCTTCGCCTGTCATGACATCGTCAACCGCGTTGTTTATACGGATAGCTGCCGGACGAGTCTTTTTGTTTTCGTTGAGTACGATGTCCCAAAACGGTTTCGGTCCTGGCGCAGGTCGGTCTTCAGGACGCACGTTCGGTCTAAACTCTGGTGCGGGCCTACCTGGTCTAGGGATAAACGTGTCTGAATCCGGGCCAACAACTCCTGGCGGTGGAGTCATGTAGTAGGCCGCGTAGTCTGCCATAGTGTCAGAGTCGTTGCGAGGGCCGATGTATTCCCAGCGTCCACCTGGGCCGCCTGGGTTTGCTTGCCACTTCCAGTTTTTTGGATTGTTTATGTTGCGCTCGCGTCTTTCAGCGTCGCGCTCTTCTCTTGCCTGAGCTCTTGCTTCTTGCTCTGGCGTCTTTGGCTTTGGTGGCTTTGGTGGCTTTGGAAGAAAGCTGTCTGTGTCGATGTTGACCCAGTTGTCTTCTTTTTTAGGATAAGCGCGCAGCGGCTCGATCTTGTCGACCGTGAATGTACGATCACCGGCGTCAGTTTCGGAATAGCCAACAACGTTTGTCTTGCCATTTTTGGGATTGTCGTAAATTCTTTCTGGCTTGAAAATGCGTTCTTTTCCGCCGTAGCTAATAACGACACTGTTGCCATCGTCGATTGCTTTTTGGAGTTGGGCTCGGGTGTCTACGTCATTTGTTCCGGAAATGCGAACAGGCTCTGTTGATGGTGCCGGTGCTTCACTTTCTGGAGAAATTTCTGCTTTTTTGACTGGCGCGACGGGCTTCTTTGCTGGGGCAGACATTTGACCAGCTATAAATGTGCGTGACTCTCCGTTTTCATCAAGCCCAACTGCATTATATGTGCCTGTTTTTTTATTTACATACCCATCTGTCGGCGTAATTTCACGGTCTTTTCCTTTATAAGAAAAACGGAAATTTTGCTTGGCATGCAATGATCTAGCAAACGCATTTGCTGCGCTTACGTCGCTGTCTGGGTCAAAGCTGTGGACTGCTGGAAGGTTTTCAATTTCGCCAGCGTTAACTGCGTCGCGCAATTGAGAAAGAGTCTCTATTCTTTCTTTTACAAATCTCTTTTTTATAGCTTCTGCATCGGGGCCAGTGATAAGTTGTTTTGTGTCTTTTCCTTCTGGCTCATCGTTTTCTTTCCAATTTCCTTTAGAATTTTTGTAGCCACCCCTAGGAATTTCCGCCGGAATTACTTTGTAAACGCCGTCACGGTAGAAGTAGTCGGCGTCTGCTTGCGCTTGTGCTGCTACTTCATCGTCAGTTAGCGCGCCGTGATCGACTCCTCCTTTACGCGCGTTCTCCATTTGAGCAACAGATCTCTTTTTTGCAGGTTTACCTGCTGGGACTTGCGGTGTTTCCTTGACTTGTGATGGCGCTGGAGTTCCTGCATCCGCTGCTTGAAGAACTTTTTCATAGTCGTCTTGGTCTTTAAGAGCTGCAGCTTGAATGTCTGCCCAGCTGCTGCCAGATGCTACTTCACCACCAACGCCGTTAGTTGTGAGGTTGGCACGACGGAGTGACCACTTTGGTGATTCTGCGTTGTACGGATCAGTTGACGGTACTTGCGCAAAATAACCGTCATCGGACTGGTATGTCAAAAAGCCAGGGCGTGCTGCGCCTGGCACATTAGTTGCGGAAAGGGTCCAGCCGTCAGGCATCGCCATTGGGTTGTCCATGTTGTCTGTGTCAATAGCGTCTGCACGATTGCCGATGATGTTTTTTGTGTTGACGTTCGGTGCATCGCGGAGCATGTCTTGCGTAAGAACAGCTTTTGTGGCCTCGCCCTTTGACGCTGGAAGATTGTAGATACCATTTGGAATTCCATCAACACCGACAAACTCAACTTGAATAGCGTCATCGCCAGCCATTTCACTGCCTGCACCTACAACGCGTCCTGATGCTGAGCCAGAACTGCCTGCGCGGCTGCCACTCTTGAAATTGAAGTTAAAGTTAAAGCCACCGCCCTGCTCAGCAAACCGACCTTTACGGTCACGGCGCTGAATCATTGCGCGAGCGCGACGAGCAGCAGATGAGTTGCCTCCAAGGCCGAAGCCACCAAATGCGATCAATGCACGAGGAGCATCAAAGCCAGGGTCAATCGCGGCTGTAATTGGAACGTACACGGCACCGAGCGCAGAAAGACGTGCAAATGCGTGTCGACGCTCGATTGAGCCATGCTCAAGAGAGTGTGCTGTCGCTACAAGCGGACGAACTGATTCGTCGATCATAGGGTCCGCAGCAATCCACTGCGCACGTGCGTTGCGAAGCGCTGATGCTGTCATTGCATTGGGAGTCGTAGAAAGAGGGTGACCCATAGGAAGAAGGTCAGTGTTAGACAAAGACGCAACTGTTACTTTATTTTTTGATGCAAGAGAGATGAAGCTCGACACAGCGCGAAGTGCTGAAAATGCTCGAGCCTCTGGTGCCGAATTCTTTGTCTTTTTAAGATCGCGGTTCACTACCTCAAGCGCTGACAGATCAGTCACACGGCGGGCTGGAAGCATTTTTGCATTGGCCTTACTGGCCATTGCAAGTACGTCGATGTGTAGGGTGTCAAGCCACTTTCTACTGTTGCTCACTGCATTCCCTCTTTCTTCAGCGGAAGCAAATCCGCATCGTTGCTATTGTATAAATTTGTTGCAAGATTCTTTGCACGTTCAAATGGATTTTCGTCTTCTTTTACAGCGCGAATCCATGCTGCGCGGAACGCTGGAATAGCCTCGTAGCCGAGTCCAGAATATTCAGCCATTGCGAAGACAGCGCTTTCAGATGTGTCGTACTCTTCTTCATTCTTGAGCGTAATGACTAGCTCTGAATCTGCTAAAGCGGAGGCTGTAATAGCCTCACTTGAGTTTGTTGCTTTAGGATGCTTTTCAGGAAGAAGATCGTTGTCTTGTTTGTAGTTCGAGTTTGTTGGGCGACCAGATGTAACTAGTCGAAGATACGCGTTGACACGAGCCATTGCCCATTGGTCACGAGTCATTCCAGGTCGATGTGAACTTGAGAACGCTCCAGCACCTCGACGATAAACAGCTTTAAGCATTCCAAGAGTTACCTTACGGCCAGCAGTTGCTTTTTCATTGTGCTCGTCTACTTTGTTCTTAATTGCTTTTTCTACTTTGTCTGAGAAAACAATTTTCTTACCGCCAGCGGCTGACCCTGGCTTATTTTTGTCAGAGCCTTTGATTCGATCTTTTTTAGGTGCAGGCTTAGAGGCTGCAAGCTCCGCGTGCATTTCATCGGCGATAGACGTATCAATGGGAACGCAATTTGGCACCATGTTTCCGTTCTTGCCTTTTTTCATTCCTACTTGCTTGTATCCGTCCCAGCATGGGCTGCCGCCAGCGGCAGTAACTACGCCGTCAGGGATTAGCGCGAATCTGCAGTAACCGCCGGGCTCAACTTCAGTTGCAATGATTTTGCACGATGTTCCACCTTCATAGAGAATACAGTTAGCGCATTTAACTCCCTTGTCAGCAAGTTCGTTTTCATCAGCTGATTCATAGCCTGCCCAAACACCTGAGTCGTCGCTGTTAAACTTGCCGTGCTTTTTTGTAATCTCAATCAGCGCTTCTGCCAGTTCGCGTTCTTCAGCAATGACGACGGGCTCGTGTCCACTGCTGTACATTGGCGCTAAATCGTCAGAGTAAGCGCGGCAACCGCACATGCATGTCAGCGGGCAGTTGCACGGTCCGACAGAACATCCGCATGTCGGTGTGCAAACTGGGCAGGCTGCATCAGCACTTTCTACTGCTATGACAACTTCAACGCGAGCTGGAGACACGGCTCCTTGTGATTGAATTCCTGTGATTGCGCGAAGCTGCCATGCCCATTTTTTGTGCATGCTGTCTCGCTGAGCAAGAAAATCGACGATGCCTTGCTCATCTGCTGCAGTCGCACACTTAAACGCAGTGTTAATTTGCGCAAGCATGTCTTCATTGGCTTTAAGAAGTGCCTTGCTCATTGACATTGGATCGCTGTTGACAATGTCTCCGTCGGCAACTACTGTCATTGAAAGGAAAAGTGCCAGCGACGCGGGCGCATCGTAGCCAAGAGTAAGAATACTTTCCGCATTGACGTCAATCGATTCGTAGACATCAGTTGCAATGTCACGAAAGAGATCGTGGAACTCGCGAAAGTCTTGACCTTTTACGTTCCAATGAAAGCCATGTGCTTTTAAGTAAAACGTAAATGCGCTGCTAAGCATTACGCTAAGGCAGGCAGCAAGATCGTCTTTGCTTCCTTGCACCATTTGAACTGGCACTTGCATTTCTGTATTCCTTTGGTGAATGATGTTGTTTTCGATGTTTTCCATTAGAGACCAGCACCTTCTTCAGGCGCAGGCGGTGTCACTTCTGTTGGAGGCTCTATAAGGTCAATAGGAGTCTCTTCTTGAGGCTGAGGCTGAGGCTGAGGCTGAGGCTGTAGTCCCTGTAGCGCTTGCGAAACTTCTGGTGGAATTGGCGCTGGGCTATTCACCTGCTGTGCGCTATGTATCTTTTCTAACACGTCAGGAGCAATTGCACCGAGCAGCGCTTCTGTAAGTTCAGGAGAAATTTGACCTTTGTCAAGGACCATGCGAATTGCAACTTCGTCAGAACTTGGTGCATCAGCTTCACTGAATCCATGTGTACGGCGCCATGTGTCATAGCTTACTGCCATACGATCGAATCCTGTGTCAGCATCTGCTGCGCGGTCGTTACGAGTTGCGACCTGAGATGGGTCGAACCAGATAACAAGACGATCGACGTCTGCTTCATCGAAGCCAGTCGCAATAAGATACGGACGTAGGTATACGACGGTTAATGCGTCAACAATAAGAAGCATCAATGGCTCAATGTGCGCCTTATACAGTGACTCGTCGATTTGAAGCGCGTTGCTATATTTAACGTTAGCGAGACCTGTGACGATGTCTTTTGGAACATCAAGACCTTGAAGGATTCTTTCAAGAACGCGATCTGCACGCTGTGCAAGTGCGGGGTCAAATGAACGCTCAAACTTGAACTGCTTGATCTTGTCGCCAAGTTCAGCAGGTCCGCGAATGATCAAAGGAACAACTGCGCTAGCAGAGTCCTCATCACGAATAGGCGTTGTCATCGCATCAATGAGTTGATCTTCGAATTCATCGCCTGCTTCTTCAGGAGTGAAGTCTGGGTTCAAATCGCCTGAATCATCGTATGGATAATCAGGATCTGGAGACGCGGCAACAGACAAGCCGTCAGGAAGATAAAGAGCGCCTGCATTCAATCGAGAACGTGCTGTAGCACGGAACGTACGGTTCAACAACAGTAGTTCAGCGCAAAGGTCAAGAAGACCACGTAGCGACGAATCAGCTTCTTCAGAAAAACGAGGGTGCGCGCGCCAGATACGTCCAACGAAAGCATTTGACGGCAAACCGACAATTCCTTTTGCATTACGTGCTGCGGTGCCGTTGTTGCCGAGAAGATCGCGGCGAGGAACAATGCCATAGCCGTTCTTAGAGTCAACTTGTACTTCGTCTACAGAACGAATGTCCCATGACTCTGTGGTACCAGATCCGAGACGCGCTGGCATCTGCACTAAGTAGCACTCTCCGGTCACGGAAAGGTTTAGTGCGGCATCGCGTAGCAAACCTGCTTGACCGCCATACGCTGAGTCGAGACGCCCTAGAGCGCGTTCTGCAGCTGATGCTAAGCGCTCATCGAGCTTGCTGCTACTGCGAACAGGCACTGGGCTTTCGGCAGGATTCTCTACAACTGCTGCATATAAACGAATGCGAGAAACAACCGACGCGACTAAGCTAAATGCGTATTTAACTTCGCCAATAGCGTCGTAGTATTCCCAAGCTTCTGACTGCCACGCACTCGACGCAGAGTTGCGGCGGTTCTTAAACATTTCAGCCTCGCCCTTATCATTGAGTCTGATCTGAACTGCGGCGGCTGTAATAGCACGAGGAACTGAATAAGGAACTGACTGAGCAGGCGTGACGCCCGGTGGAAAGACGAAAGGAGCAGTTATTGACGTAGTTGTCTGCCTTGCACGCGGTTGCGCGCGGCGGCTTGGACCATCTGGTTCTCGGCGGAAAACGCCCACTTTAACTCCTCGTCGTTAGGAACGGAGTCGGTGCCGTGCTTTCGCACTAAGTCAGCCGACGCGGCTCAGTAATCCCGTGACTGCTGATAAGGCAAAAATACCTAGGACAGCAATCACTGGTGTTGGTGCTATTCTATACACACTTAAGACCAGTGTTGATACCCAAATACTTGAGCACCAGTCGCACGTAATTAAATAGCCAATTCCTTCGTCTTCTGGAGGAAATTTCTTCCAAATCTTGTCACGTACTTTATTTAGCACAACGTCAGTTGTAACTAGTCGTGTAATGCGGAATACCGCAAGGGCCATAATTATGTAGTCAATTGTTTTCATTTTGTCATTCTGTAGGGTCGTTTATTGAGTTGAGGGTTTTGTACGGATTCCATGTCCGCAATTTGCTTCCACAGCCGCAGCCAGTGTCTTTCTTAAACGCAAGTGCTTTGCCAGTGAGCGTCATGACTCGTGATGTGCCGGATTTATCAATAGTCAATGTCGCTGGGTCGTATTGTTCGCGGAAGATCAAAACAGGGCCGCTGGATGAGTCAGCTCCAATGAGAATCATGTCATTAGTAAGGATTAGACGTACTGGTTCTACGCGGCGTGAGTCTCTGTACTTTTTTGAGTCTGTAATAAGCAAGTTCTGGACCTCGTCTGCGGGGACAACGTCCGGCGCGGTGACGATTATTGCCGTTGGAAATACATCGTGGATAATTCTAATTCCGGTCATCTTCCAAGCCTTCTTGCCATTGCCCGGTACGTGACGCCCGCGGCTTTGGCTAATTCTGTCACTGTTATACCTTCACTATATAGACGTTCGCAGAGCTCTGTGAGCTTGATGTTCGACTCGGCGTAAATACCAGTGGGATTGGCTCGAGCGCGATAACGCTGTGCGAGTGGCGACAAGTACTGGATCTCTGAGAGGTCCTTGGCAGAAATAGCCGAGGGCGTAGGAGTACGGCGATACTCTCGTGTAGGTGCAAGGCGTGATTTTTCCGCTGCGCTGAAGGTAGATAGAGAAGAAGAAGGAGAGGGAGGAGGAGGGAGGGTGTTTGTGCGGGGCGGGGCCGTTACCCATGAATATATAGTTGAGCGTTGCTTGGGCGGGTTGAACGCATTCCCAATTGCCGCAAGGGTCCAGCCTGCCTGATACAACTGCCGTACACGAGACATACGATCTAGTTTAGACAACTCGCGCAGAAAAAGCCGTTCCTCAGAAGGTATTACTTGCTTTACTTTCGACACAGCTTTATCGTATCACCTAATGTACAATTTCAGGGCCTGGAGGTTCAATTTTTTTATAACGCCTAAAGTCAATCCCAGAGTCTTTTACGTATTTTTCGTACAGTTCTTTACTAGGGGCCCCGGCAAAACCAAATCTTTCGCCACGCAGGTACTCGAATGAGAGGTTGTTTACCCAGCGCTCTTTGTCGTCATGCGCATGTGAGTCGAGGTGCGTTTGAAGACCTGTCGGAAATACATCAGACTGGAAATCGCCGTTAGGTAGATTCTTTGAAAGAGTCGAAGTTACAGCCGTGTCACTGCTAAAGAATCTGTATCCACGCGTGTATGCACGTAGCGCGAATAGCTCTTGCTCTGGAAGGTACATCGTAAATGGCTCATACGACACGTCGTAGATGATACTGCTCGACGTAAAAACTCCCGCACTAGCGTTCATAGTGTAGTGCTCTTGGAACTTGTCAAGGAATCGCGGCTCAGATGCTCTTGAATCGTCGTGCACCGCATCGCCATTGCCGTCCACAGTAAATGGCTTTCCAGCAGTGTTAGCTGAGTCAAGGTAGAACGACAGCCTGTGCGTACTGCCTGGTTCGTACGCATGAAGCTCGTGCCAGTACTGTGATGTCGCTATTACTGGCTTTTCAACGTGAGACGCGAGCAAGTCGTAGTCATCACGCATAATAGTGTCCCAGCCTGGTACAAAGAAGTTGTGCGCATCTATCTGCATGTAGTACTCTTCATTTTCGTGAAGAAGAGATGCATTTAAGCGGCTAATACTGACGCCTGGCGGAAGATGATATACGGCGTTAGTGACGCGCACATTTTTGAACCTTGAAAGATCCTCAAACTTGTTGGGCGCGCTCTTTTGATTGTGGATCCCAAAGAAAACACGGGCAGGGTCATCAGCCTTCTCATACGCATCTTCTACGGTAGCCTCAAGGAACGGCTCATCATACGCCGGCACCCCAACAAAAATCTTGCCGTTACGCGGTATATTGTTACTCACAGTTGTTAGTTTTGCATACCTGCAGCGGAAAATTTGCGCTTTGCTTTTCGCACAATACGCTTGCGATTCTTTTCAGCTCGTTTTACGCCACTAAGTGCTGTTTGCAGGGTGTTTTTTCTCATGGGTGTCATCGTACAACATACATCGGCGCAGCGGAATGTTTGGTACAAGACTAGGGGGAATTGTACCTTAACGTTTAGTTGACTTTGGGGATTGTACAGAATCGGGGGAATCGTACTTTATGGTAACTGAGCTTGGCCTGCGAGAGTCCAGACGTTGTTTTTCGGGCCTTTTATAAACGTTTCCATTTATTTTTTGGGATAAAAATTTTTTCTTGTGCGCGATCGAAAAAAATAAAGCGTGTTGCTTATATACGCAGGCGCTTTGCTATGCACCTGCCAGTGTAGCAAACAGGCTAGGGCTATTGCCAAGAAGTACTAGTACATGAGCAATGCCAAAAGGTTTAAGTGTTTGATATTAGCAATGAGAGTCTTATTAAGACATGAGTACTAATTATTGCTATGACATGACAAGTAGCTACAAGACATACGAAAGTAGCAGACACTAGGTGGTGCCTGCCAATGCTATAGACATATTGAATGTGCAATGATTTGTGGTCATACAAAGTGTTTCATGTCATGTTAAGTGGCCTAAGTGTGCACGCCTTAAGAAATCTGGATATCTGGCATCTAGCGAAATCCTGTGATGTAGGCATGTTTATGTCAGTTTTGTAGGCTAGGCAGGCCTTACTAGCGCAGATAGACAGTTTGTATGTCACTGCATTACGTATATGGCGGCATTGACTACAATGCAGCAGCGCGTGCGCATTAAAAAGTAGAATAAAAAGTGCAACAGGTCAATAATCGATGACGACCACTAAATATTTGACCGCATACCCGCATACCCGCATACATGTGTAGACAGACAGCAAAGGCGTGCACTGCTAGTGCAGCACACGCCTCCGCATTGGTAAGTCTGTCAGCTAGGGGTTGACCCGCACGTTGCTATCGTTCTTAAACAAATGCTCAAGTGTAGACAAGTCAGCAATGCCTGTAACCGCAACGTTGATTGATTGCTGGAACTCTTCAACCGC